CAGCTTCCACCCCTGCCTCTTTAGTAGGCGCAACCTCTACCTTAGGCTCTTCAAACAGTTTGGCTAGTCTTTCACGGCGGTCTGGTTTACCCTTAGGCGCTTCCTTGACCTCGGATACTAGTTTCTGTTCGGTTTTTGGAGTATAATCAGAAAATTTCTTACCCTCTATAATTGCGCCGCCATCAGTAATTATGCGAACACCAAAGCTTCCATAACCAATAACGCGACCGTCAAATTCTTCAACATCTCTTCCAAAGTTAGATGACTTGGTTATGGTTGCTCTCTTGCCACCAAACCTTTCGTTCTTTGTTGCTATTTCATCAAGCGTGTTTGCATAGTCAATAATTGCCTGTTCAGACATACCGCGCAGATCAATCTTTTCCCCTTCAAATACGCGGCCTATCTTTCTCAAAGCATCCGTCAAGTTGTTTGATAAAGTTTTTCTTCTTCCAGCAGCAGTACTAACTCCCTTAGATTGTACGTACTTAGTCTTTATGTCTGGATCAACACCTATTTGACTCTGAAGATTATCAAAGCCTCCTTGGTTAAATAACAGATTTTCAGAAGGCTTAAAGTTTGTTTTTATATCATCGTTAAAGACGGGTTCGGTTTTTACTTCAGGCTTTGTCTCTGGAGCTTTCTCTTTTTTAGCCAGAGCTACTTTTTCTACTTGAGGGGCAGCAGGCTTGGCCGCCTCTACCTTCAAATACCCATTATCAGTAAGCCACTTTGTTACGCTGTCGATATCCGCCTTACCGCCCGACTGCTGAAACTTAGACATCAAATCAGTAAGCGCAGGGGTATAGTTCATGTGCGCGGCAAGTGACTCCTTAGAGCCAAACACCTTACCGGCATCTTTTCCTGTCTTGGGTATATATACGCAGCCTTTTGCCATTACTACTTATCAGTTTTTTGTTGATTATCAAAGTCGGGAAGGGTCTTCACAAACTCGTCAATGCACTCGTGGCACCCCTCGTTTAGCTTCTTCTTTACCCAGTTAACCTTGTTTTTAGGCACGATAGCCATGATCCCCTTGGTGGAGAATATCGCAATTTCTTCGCCTTCGACTTCTACTAGTTTCTTTTCCATTAAGTTACAGGTACTAAATTGCCATACTGATCGGGAGCGTAATTTACGCCATTTATCGTTACGACTTCACTTCTGTTGTTAGAATATGTTTGTTGAACAGGCATCCCGTACTGCGGCTGTTGGTAAGGGTTTTGGAAAGTCTGCTGAGCAGGTGGCTGAAGTGCCGGGTTGGACTGGGTCTGTTGCAAGAACTGCTGTGGTTGCTGTTGCATACCGCCTCCAATCATTCCCAATCCCTTTGTTGCCTGTCCCAACGTCTTGTTTATTCCACCCATTCTCATGGACATCTTCTGTGCCGTACTTAACTTGTCTCCGGCAGCAAACGTCTTGGCTGCGCCAGCAGAAGTACCCGCGCTAACTGCCATGCCCGCTATCGTTCCGACAGCGCTTATTAAATCGCCCGCCTGAGACAGCTTGCTTGTGTGCTTAGACGGATCGTAATTTTTTGCATCAATCCCACCTATTTGGTTGATTGCTCCACCGGCCATTCCAACCGCTCCCGCTATGGGAGCTGTCACAGGAATAACCTTAAGGGCCGTGCCTGCAAGTTTTCCAGCGAAGTTGCCCGCCTCGTCGAACTTATCATTTGAGTACTGGTCCTCGTCTATGATATCCTGCATGGACTTTATGCCAGCCACGTTGCCTATGGTTGACAGCTGAGTGTCAACAATGGTAAGCCCGACATCCTTAAGCGTCTTCCAGAAACCTCCCTTCTTAGCTTTGAGGTTCGGCTCCTTTCCGGTGTAGCCTATCTTTCCACCCAACACCTCGATGTCTATACCGCCGTTCTCGTGGCTTTTTCCCTTGAACTCTGTTACGATGTCCCACTTACCGCCGGGGATGAAGCCCATTCTCATGCCATGTTCGGCTTTCTTAGTTCCGGGAGGACACTTGATTTCTACGCTGCCTTCATCAACCATTTTGTCAATGTCTGCTGCGGTAATTACATTCTCACCAAGCGCCTGCTTCATCAGTGTCTCCATCTCATTGAGACCGCCCTCTTTGTTCTGTGAGCGCATCTCATCGAGCTTGGCGGTAACGTCAGCAATTTGCTGTTCAGACATTGTGCCTGTGCCGGTCTCGTTTTGCTGAACCTCGTTTTCAAACAACGCCTGTTCGAGGTTGTTTATTTCGGATATTCTTGTGGGCGCAGCTTGTGTTTTAGGAGCTTCTAGGGCGGCTAGTTCTGCGTCGTATTTAGCATTGATTTCTTGTCTTCTTTGTTCTCTTTCTTTTCTGTCTTGTTCGTTTTTTGCAATCCTCTCTTTGTCTTCTTTTGTTGGATTTTCTTCATCTATAAGAGGATAAAGCCTTTCTACGTTTTCAGGTTTATTTAATTCTTCTTTTCTTCTTTCTTCTATTTCTTCCCTTTGTGCTTGAAGTACTCCACCTGCTTGAGTCGTTTCTGTGCCTGCGCCTTGGATAACCCTGGCTTGGATAGGTTCTTGCCCGACTCCGACTTGACCTGGTAGCCCTTGGATGTTTTCTTGATCATATATTGCTTGTTTTTGCTGTTCTAATTGATCGGCGAACATGGCGTTAACCTCGTCCTCCAACTGCTTAATCTCCGCGTCTTTTTGCTCATCTGGTATTCTAAGCTTCTTCATTCTCTCCTGCTCCTTCTTCATCAGGGCGGCTTGTTGTGCGAGGGCGAAGGCTTGGTTTTGCTTTTCGCGACTCATGCCCTTCCACGCACTGTGAGAACTCATAGCATCGAAAACCTCAGTTGCTTCATTGAAATCTTTTAAGTCTTCTTTATTTCCTATTTTGTCGGCAGCAGTTCCGCGCTCAGTCAACATGTCTCTTCTGTCAACCATCTCACGCATTACCTCTTGTTGTACAGGGCTTTTAGGAGTTGGTCTAGAGAACACGGATAGTCCTCCACCCGCTATCAATCCGCCTAATATGGCGTCTGTGTATGCCTCTCCATTAAACGTATCATTAAAATACTCTCGTTTTCCAACCGCGTTTATTGTTTCTTTTCCTACATCTTCCCCCACTTGACCAAGCAATTCTTCTCCCGCTTCTTTTACAGCGGTTTTAGCATAAGTTATTCCCGACTCAGGCACAGCCTTAAGTGCGTTTTTCAAAGATAATTTTGCAGCCTCTTTTATTGGAAGCCCTGATTTAACTCCAGATTTAAGTCCTTGTATAACGCTTTTTCTAAAAGCACTAGGTTGAAAGTATTTAACATCGGGGATAATTGATTCGATAAGTGCTGTTTGAGCGGCTAAAAACGAACCTGCTACAGCCGCCTCTTGCGGAGACATCCCCGCATCAAGAGCCTCTTGGTAGTAGTCTGCTTCACTAGTCAAAAAAGCAGTTCCAAATGTGGCTGCCGATTGGCCAAGCGACGTTGCCCCGCCTAGCGAGCCTCCCGCAGCAAATAAAGCTGCCGACCCTATTGCGTTACCTCCAACAACTGCAAGTCGAGCGGTAAATGGAAGGTCGGACATATTCTTGCCCTGGGGTAATGGTGCGCCAAATTCACGATCTAAATCAGACTTTTGACCTGATACCATGTCGTACATCTGGTCGGACCAGTCGTAATCCGTGTCACCGACTAAATCACCAAGAACCTTAGGAACTTGAGCCACGCTTAATACACCATTCGCTACAGCACCTCCGATTCCCTTAAAAAACTCGACAGTATTACCGTCTCCTGCTTGAAGGGCTTCGAATCGGCGCAACTTAGCCTCCTCATCTACCATTTCGGTTCCTGCAATTTTTCCATATTGCAGTTTATTCTGAGCGTATACAGCCGAGGTGCCTAGCAGTGAATTTCTCTTCTTTTCGTACTTGCCGTACAAATCATTTAATTGAGCTTTCTGCTCATCTGTTACAGCTATTTTTTGAAGCTCATCAATTTGATTTGATACTTGACCTAGCTCCCATTCCTTAGCATCATAAAACTCTCCTACAGCTTCAGATTCAACTTGTCTTAAAAACTTTTCATCTTGATCTGTTCTATCGGCCTTTGGTTTCGCTTTTAAAGCCTTGTATTTTTCTTTATAAGTATCACTTTTACTAGAACCAACAAGCTCCAAATAATCTAAGTAATTACTTGTAATATCTGCTGCATATTCATTGGATTCACCCGGCGTTGGCATCTTATAAATATCCTTATCGCCAATAACAGAATTAAAAATAGCCTTGCTTTTCTGTGAGTTTTTAGCAACGATAATAGGATCAGCGAATTTAGGTGCGCTAATCTCATCGGGCTTTTCTTCAACGTCAACCTCAAAGTATTTAGACGTGGGAATCTTGGCTTTCTTTTCAGCCGCCTTTTGCTCCTGCTCTTGTTGAAAACTCGTCTTTAATGGGACTTGGGTTTCGCTTGCAGAGTTTACAATCTTCTCAGTTATTTTTTGCCCAAAGCTCGGCGCAGAAGGCTGACCAGGCTGCCCGACAGGCGCTGAAGAGTCTGTAGGTACTTTTTTTTTTGAAGGGGAGAAGTATTCATTGTAAAAATCATCAGACCCTTTAGTGGTCAGTTGATTATCTACCATGAATTTATGAAGTTGAGCCGACTTGTTTGGGTCGGAGTATTCAGACAAAAATGTAGCCTCGTCCTTTTGGGTGAGACCATTGTCTTTCATGAACTTGTATATTGGGTTAATCTCCATTAGAATCCTCCTTGTGGTACGCCTGTAAATGTTTTTCCTGTAGAGGTAGTTACACCAGTTCTTGTTCTAAACTCATCAAATACATTGGGATATCCTTGAGCATCAAAGTTACCCTTGTTTTTATCGTAGTCAACCTCTAGTTGAATTTGCTTAACGAGTTTGCTTCCGTCTGGCTGAACCTCTTCTATTGTTCCATAACCAACCGCAGCTACAGCGCCTCCTGGCTTCAAGTAAAATCCGTCAGCAGGGACAAAATTCATAACAGGGCTTCCTTTATCATCGTAAACATAAACGGGCTTTGTCTTACCAAGAGCTATCTTGTTAATTCCATAAGACTGATCCCACTTTGGGTTGGTCTCTTTGGTTTGTCCAGTAATTAGAACATCGGGTTCTTTTTTAGGACCGCCGTCGGATCCGCTTTTAGAACCGCCACCTGCCGGCACTTGTCTATCTTCTTTTGCCGGGTATCTCTTTTGACCCTCGGTGGCAACCCTTTCAGCAAACGCCATCTCGTCTTCACCATCTTTCTTGAGTGATTCAAACACGTCCTGCCCGGATGGGTCGTTCATGATAAAGTCCAAAACTAAGCCTCTGTGGGCCTCTTTGTTCCGAGATGTAATCTTTAATCTTCCTTTATCTACAACCTCTTCCTTTGGAATTGTGTTGTCTATAAAGTCTATCATGTTGTAGTTGATCTTGAACGGATTGGACTCGGTACGCATCTTTGCCCTTTCCTGTGGTGTCTTGTTGGGGTCGGCGTAGTCTTTGAGCCATTTAGTAGCGTGGTCTTTATTGTACTTGTTGGCCTTGTCTTGGTTGAGTACGTTAAAGGACTGGTTAGAATACGCTTCGTTGTCCTTCGCCGCCGATGTGGTCCTGCGAATGTTAGCCTCTAGCTCCTTCATCTTACGCATCAATGAAGGGTCCATGTTGCCTGGGTCTATGCCCTTTGCCCTAAGGTCTATGATAAAGTCGTTGTACTCGTTAACGGCCTTGTTCACGTACTCAAAGTCTGACTGCCACACGTCGCCTGGGTCCTCTAAAAGGGCGTTCCAAGTCTGTTGCTGTTTCTTTAACTCTTCCTGCTTTTTTTTACGCTCGGCTATAATATCCTTTTGGATATTATACATTTGGTTGTAAAAACCAGACGTGTTAAAGACGGTAGCTTCACCACCACCTTCTGGACCTACTCTTCCTTGGCTTGCTACTTCCATTTTTTAATATATCGGATTGTTTAAATCGCTATCTGGGCTATTAAAGAAACCAGAACTAAAATTGCTTCCCGTGTATCCGCTTGGAGCTTGTGGTACTACGGGTTGATAATAGTCCCACACGCTTGGGTTTTTACCCATCATTCCGCCCATACCAAAAAAATCGCCGTACATTGGCGCTGAAGGATTAGTCATGGATGGTTGATTTGCTATTGAAAAAGGCAATGGATCAACCGATGGGGTTGGTACTTGAGAATTTTTATCAAGAGAACCTTCGACACCACCTGGTGTACTCCCAATTTTTCCAAACAACTGTGATGCGGCATCAGTTCCCAAGAACTGAACAGCCGCCTGAGTCAATCCTTGTAGTCCGCCCATCCTGTTTTGCATAGAGGCCCCCTTCATTGCCGCAGCTGCTGCCGCTCTTTGGTTCCAGTCTAACTGCCTGTCGGCGGTAACCTTGTCTTGATAAGCAGCCATAGTGTTTAGGGCTGACTGCAATGTTTGTTGGCGCTTATTGTAGTCCTGAGCGGCAGCCGCACCTAGTTTTAATTGGCCTTCTTGACCAGCTTCCCCTAACTGAGTAATTACGCCTAACAGGTCTTGTGCCGACGTGGCCGCCTTCGATGCCCTACCAGCAGTTTTAGCGTTCTCTTGGTCTATCATGTACTGCATATAGGTCTGCCCCGCCATTTCGCGTGGACGAGCAACATCCTCAGCAATACCCAGAGCCCTGTTGGCGCTGTCTGGTATTTCATACGCAACGCGAGGCCCGAGCGCTTGCTGCATCTTCTCAGCTTCTTTACCCTGCTTTCTGGCTGTGCCCATTTGAAGAAGGCCAGGACCTAATTGCACTAAAGAAGAAACTAACTGTGGGGTTAACCAACTCATATCCATAGCTCGCAAATTTAAGATAAAACACCCTTAATTCCAACAGAGAAAAGAACAGAACCTTCACCCGACGATCCTGGCGCTGCTGGGTCATAACTCAACGTGTGGGTCAAGGCGTTTGCTCTTACGTCTTCTCCATTTAATAAAACCTTTTCACTCAAGTACCATGTGCCCTCCACGTTGTACGTGTTGGGCTCCAACCCTACTAACTCAACGTCAGTGGTGTTCGGTCCTGAGCTATAAACAGGGTTGTCAATAATCCCTGTGTATATGTTCTTGTCTTCCTGTACAATTGTAATGGTCTCACCAGCGAGCGAGGATTGGTTGCCGTTCAGTGTCCATGTGTTTGAACTGGTAAAGCTCACGTTTCCTGAAACAAAGAAGCGAGGATCGTACAGGTTCTTACGGTAGTTTGTCTTACCATATCCCTCATACATTCCAAGCAAGTTCTCGGTCATGATGGTCTTCATTCCGAGCGGGTAGTTCCTGTTCGGCTCTGATGATGCATCAACCGCGAACTTGTCGTCCGAAATCAAGGTTATATCTTGATAACGCTTTAATAGTAAAGGATTTTCGTTTGATACAAACTTGACCTTCTGAATGAATGAATCTCCGTGGAACGTCCACTCGCCGTCTTGGTTGTGGAGATAGAGCTGATTGTTCTCTCCCCAACCAACTAGCGTCTGACCAAGGTTACAGAACAGGGCAAAGTTGTAGTCGTAGGTTGAACGCCATCTCATGTTTACATAGTCAAACACTACATGATCGTTGTAGTAAACATACCTAGACCGCTTTATTGTAGCTGTGTCTGCGAATATTGTATAAAATATTGGGTCGGGACCAACGCTAATAGTGTCCCCGGTAATTCCTGTAACATTTCCAGTATACAATGAAGTTCCTAACTCTATATCAACTATTTCAATGAAGTCGCCTAATTGATATTGAGTCCCATCGTTTGAGATGAAAAACTCGTCATCATAATCAATCTGGTTAGGGTTTGTCTCCGTTCCTATAAGGTCGAGTTCTTGAAGTTTAAATGCAAATCCAACCTCTCCAACAGTCTCGTTAATGTAAGTCCTTACCATCGGGCTTGGGCTGTCGTTGTAAGCCTTGGCAAGCGCTTTAGTCTTTGTTCTGAACTTGTAGTCCTTTCCTGTGTCGGGATCTATCTCGCTGACCACCATTTGACCGTTTCCTCCTGAGTAAATAAACACCCCAGAGTTGTTGTCGAAGTACATCACGGATCCGTTTGGAAGAAGGGCGGTCGCCCCTGCGTCAGTACACCCGAACAGACTCTTGTAGTCAAACCACGACGCAAACGTCTTGTTAGAAACACGAACAGTTGAGTCTGATCCCACCTCGTTTGGATAGAACTGGATGTAAATAGAGTTCTCTCTCTTTGGTTGTAGACACTTCAAGGTCTTACCCTCGCGGCCTGACATATACGTCCTAACAATCTCCCCGTAAAGAGGGTTCATGTCCTCGATGTTTGTGTTGTCGAGGGCGAATGAAGAGAGTCCGTTTATCTGCGTCCCAAGCACGAAGGATTCGGAGTGGATAGACGACGCCCTGCGGTGAACCATCTTGGCGTTTTGGTCCTCGATCCTGAGCCTGCCGTCGTTGTGTATGTCGCTTGGGAAGTAGTCTGAATAGTTAAAGTCTTCTATGAAATAATATATAATGGACCTACCTCCGCCAAAACCGGAATAACTGTTCCTCTGCCTCAAGTAAACGTCACCGTAGTTTATTTGGTAAAACGCGGCGGTGGTGCTGACAAGGTTGTCAACTACTTGGTCTTGACCGTTAAGCGTAACATAAGCAATCGTTATGTCGGTTCCTATGGCGCTTAATGTTATCGTGGTTATGTTCCTGATACTGTCATAAATAGCCGAAGTTACATCGGTTGTGTCTTGATCAATAGAACCATCACCATAGTAAATAGTGGCAGGCCATCCAGTTGTTCCGTTTAATTGGCTCTGATCCCCGCTCATGTAAAAATATTCAACCGCAGGCTCGGTGTCTATCTGTATGTAATACTGAACAGGAGAACCATGAGACCTATCCTCAGTGTGTGGATTTTTTATCTGAATAGCCTCTGTTATGTCTTTCCACGTAGAAACAAACACGTTCCCGGTGTCGTCCACAGATGGTCTTGGGGTATAAATCTCAAGCTCTTGTCCGAATATTTTACTAGTGGAGGCCGTGAAATCATCACCAATAGAAATCATTTCAGCTTGAAACAAGTTAGTGTATATAACCGTTCTACCAGACTCCACGCCAACCTCTACGATGTCCAATTCAAGGTATGGCAAATATTGTAGGTAGTATGCGTTAGACCTCTTGAATCGCAACTTGTCACCCACCTTAATCTCGTGCCTAATGTTAGCCCCCTTGTTATTGGTCACATAGTAGTTGTCAAGATATATCTTGTAACGACTGTTTCCTGAGTCAAGGACCACAGATGCCTGGTAAGCTGCCGTTCCGTTGTTTAGGTTTGTTATATACTGTCCAAAGCTCAATATCTCGGTTGCCGGTTTTGCCACTATCCAATACTTAGTAGCCCAAACTGGTGGCACGTGATTTATTGCAATTTTGGGGATTACAGTAAACGGGTTTTTAAAATCGTTAAGCGCTCCTGATTGGGATATGTCATAGAACCATGGAACAAACAAGTTCATAGAGTCGACGGTGTAAACCGTGCTGTCCCTATATGCTCTGTCTCCATAAACGATCCCAAACTCATGAGTTGCCCCAACCTTTAGGCTTGGGGTAACGCCCGTTACCTTGTCGTAGTCTAATGTTCTTGAAGACCAATTAGAGCCATAAGGTAAGTTTCCATTTATGGACTGCAATCCCCCTCCTCCTTGGTACCCGAAAGGACTATTCTCCCATTTAGCCATCCTGTTTGATTCAATCGTTCCTGATCCAACCGTCCCCGAATAAGTAAAGTCACCAAGAACCCAAGTGTAAGACCCGTTTGTTATGGTGTAGACTGGGTCGCCGCCGACAAATGAGTTTGCTGCATCGTTATCAAAAGCACCATCAGCATCTAACCTAACAAACTTCTCTCTTGATATTCCTTTGTAAGAAGTAAACCTTCCGCAAACGTATACAAATAACCCATTATAGTCCACAGAATATACAAGGTCATCAAAACCAGTTCCTGGATCAAATGTTGAGGTTGGTGGCAGGGTTCCGTCAGCGTTTAACAGGGCGATTCTGTTTCTTGAAGAGCCGTTGCAGGTGTTGAAATTTCCTCCAATATAAGCCCTGTCTAGCCCCGTGAAAGTGGGGATAATCGATATAGAGAATACGGCGCCGTTGGTGAATCCAGAATAAGTCGGGTCATGTGTTCCGTCGCTGTTTAATCTAGCCAAATTTGTAAGGAATGACGGTATGCCTAAGGAAAATCCGCCTATAATCACTCTCCCCGTAGACTGGACATCTATCGCGTAAACCTTGCTTAATGATGGTGTAACCGATGTTATCGGGGACGTAAAGCCCGTGTCTAAGGTTCCGTCAGGATTTAATCGAGCAATCAAGTTTCTTGACACGCCGTTAAACTCGGTGAAGTCTCCCCCAACTAAAATCTTTCCATCAGATTGTATTTTTATCGCGTATACGTCCCCATTAAATCCCGAACCTACGTTAAAAGACGTGTCTATTGGTCCGTTTGGCTGTAATCTCGCTATTCTATTTCTAGGGTTGCCATTAAAGTCAGTGAACTTACCCCCAACTACTATATAGCCATCAGACTGAACCTTTATCGCAAGAACAGTGTCATTGAATCCCGTGCCTACATTAAAGTTGGGATCTACAGTTCCGTTTGAATACGTTGTTGATGTGCCAATCCTGCATATTCTGTTTGAGGAAACATTAGCAATAGCCGTAAACTCACCTCCGACTATTTTATAGTTGCCCTGATTGTCACCTGTTTTAATGGCCCCATTGAAGCCATATCTACCAACTGCGGTGTATTGCATTCCGTCTGTAGAGTAAGATATGACGGTTCCAGGTAATTCAAAATAACCTTGCGCCCCCCATTGTTCTATGAACGAATTACCTACCAGTTCCATTATGTAGGCGTTCTGGTCAAAGAATGTTGGCAGTGTAAGCGCTGTGTCTACATCTTCCTGAGACACACTATAGAATAGGCGTTGGTTGCTGTATGGGTTACTGGTATAAACTGTATCAGTCCATGTAACAAACTGCAAAATGTCTCCGGCTTGAAATATAAATGAATTAGTCACATCCCCATAAGCATCTCCAGAGTATCTAAATATAAAATCGCCACCTGTTATTTGAACCGTAAAAAGAGTGCTAAAGTCAACAGAGTTCCAAAGAACCTCCCTGACGTCATACCCGGTCTGAACATCTAAAATAAATGGAGCCTCGGTAGGCTTGTCGTAACCCTCTCTAAAGTTAGAATATGCCAACTGATTGGTTGGGAGATACTCTTGACAGTCAGAAGTTATCGGTAGCCTGTCGTAGTTCTTAAACACGTCAGTGGCAGCACTTGTAGCAACACTGCCATAAAAGTTTACGGTGTGAAATGCATTGTCGCTTATAGAGTCTTGGTCCTTGTTGAGTTGAAGGAATACACCAAATGGAGGCACTGTTCCGAATGAATCCCTATCGAATTGCTGAACTGCTAGGTTGAAACCTCTAATAACCTTAGGTCCTGTATCAAATTGGATCCTTATTACATTGTCGTTGTTGAGGAACACCCAGTTGGTTCCACTAACAAGTTCTGACTGGTCAGGTAGGGCCAAGTTAGAATACATCGACCAAACACCAATCTCGCCGTTTTCGTATATAGGCTGAATGATAAACTTAAATAGTTTACCACGCAGCTTGTTGTCATTGCGAGCAGTGTCCGTAAAGTAACTGACGATAGGTGGCTCCATTGGCCACTTAATTGCGTCTATAGTTTGAAGATCGTATATCGTGTAAAAGCCGTCAAGGGCCTTACGTATGTTAATCTGATAAGGAGGATTGAAAAGACGGGTTCCGTCGTCTTCATACATTGCGGGGTCCCAACGTCCGTCAGTCCATTTAAGGATATCGTCTATCACATTCGCGTGAAAGATTGGCCAGTCTGGACTAAAGTTTAATACCAAGTCTTGAACTACGAGTTGATGAGTTTGAGTTGCGATATAGTAAACCCAAATCTCGTGAGGAACGGGGGGTGGAGGGAACGGAAGTACTGGAGGTGGTGTGTATTTGTAAACGAAATAAACAATAGCGTTTTCCTTCAGCCACTGTGTGGCCCCAAGCACCTTGTCTTCAGGCTCAATATCATCATTGGTAATCTCAATAGTACCATCTGAGGTCTCTACCGCGAATGCATTACCCGAATTAAAACCAAGGCGACAATATGAAAAGTCACGATAGTCGCCCTTGGGTATACTCTGTGGGGTGTCGTCGGTGTTTATACCGCCCTCAAATGTTATTATCTCGTTGAAATCCATTATCCTAAGTTAAACTCTGAACTTTGTGCAAGGGCGTCAATCATCTCGCTCAGTCGTGGGGCCTTAACCAAAATGTTGGCACTCCACTGAGCCGCCTCGTACTGCATCTGTAACTCCTTGAACTTCGAGCGGTCTAGTGCTGTTCCCTTGTGGAGACAATACTCCGCCATGAGGTACAAACGGAATGGTTCGGCGTATGCTGTGTCGATGAGGCTATTCTCGTTAACGTCCGAGCCGTTTGAGAAGTACTCGATTACCAACTGCCCGTCGGGTATATTGTGATCAAAAATGATATTGTTGCCGTCTATTCGGTAATAGTTTTGATTCCGTCCACCACCTAAGCCAAACTGACTCTGGTTGTAAAAGAAACCAAAGTATCCGTATGGGAAAAGGCCATCCGCAATTACGGGGTCGGTCTTGTCGCTTTCGCATTGAAAGAACTCCTCTGGATATGTCAATGACGTGTCTGGAGTCAGAGTCCAAATGCGACGGCCGGACTTGAGTCCAACCTTGGTAATCCTCATGCAGTCCCCTGGCATGGTAAACACTCTTGCCCCAGTATCAATCTTTCCGTAGATCGTTCTCAAAGACACGTTTCCGTCTAGTGGAGACTTCTCGCTAAAGTAGTCAATGGCTACCTGCACCATCCAGTTAAGCTCACGACCTGTTGGGTTCTTCCCCAAGCGGTAAAGAGCTGACGTGGCTATGTATTTTATGTTCTTGATCGTCATTGAGCAACTTGATTTTGCATGTTCTGACCGTCAACCGAGTCGTTACTCAAGTCGTCTTGGTACTGAGGCTGTGAAGTCAACAACTGCATACACGCCTGGAAGAGCATCACCTCACCTCGGTTTCCTTCCCCGTAAGGTATAATCAAAACGTCGTCGTCAGCCATTTGATATATGTTGGGAACCATAACAACCGTTACGTCACCCTCAGGCCTCTTGTTGAAACGAAGTTTGTTATTGTACAGAATAGCAGCCGAGCTGTTTGCCCCACGCAACACCTTCATGGCGTTTGCCTCTGCCTTTGTCTGAATAATGTATTCGTTACTTCCTGTACCTTCGTCCGTAACCGTGAATATAGCAAGTGACCCCGCCACAGGTTGTGGGTTTAGAGTCACGTAGTATCCGTTCGCGTCCGTTGCTGGAGTAAAAACGTATGGAACTGCCATATCACTCGCATCGTATGGGTTGGCGCTTACAATATCTGCAAGGGCCATGTTCATCACGCGAGAAATAACCGAGCGTGGATACAGGCGGCGCAAGTCCTCCGGAGTGTCTCCTCCAGTCAACCTGTGCTGTATGAGTTCTATGGCCTGGCGTTTTGTTATCATACCTTACTTGGCATTTGAGTCTGAATGTTCCACTGGTTCTCGTTACCGATACCAACATACGTCTTAATCATGTCGATCAAGTGGTCTACGCAGCTCTCAGGATACTCAAACTCAACGCTCAAACTAGGATCTCCTGTAGATGCAACAGTATTGTTGGTATGTACACTACCCGGAGGTAAATATACGGCAACTCCGTTAACAATGTCGTAGTCGAAGTAAGGAATATTTGGAGTCCTTATGTAAGTAAACGTGATGCGCGGGATGTACGGATAAATGAAATACTTGTCGTTTCGTGTGACAAGGATTGGGTCATTCTCTTCCGGGTTGTCTACAGGGCTTATGAGAGAGCTTCTCATCTTTGCGTCGTACTGATGCTGGCTAACAAACTCAACACTTCTGTAGTTGTATTCCATCCCACAGTTCACGTTTAAAAGTTCTAGGTAGCTAGATGACGCCTCATACCAAATGTCGTCTGGAATGTCAGCATAGCCACCCTTTTTCGGATCCCCAGCAAATACCGGGGTGAAATTCATCGCAGGATACTGAGGACTACCCAGGGTCTTGATGAAGGTCTGAAGGTCGCTTGTAATCTCCCGGTTCTTTTCAAAAAGGTCAACCAAGCGGTTTAAGTATCGTTGGTTAACCGTCTTGATTCCCTTGTTGAAGGTTTCGGGAGTTACGTATCCTCCGCGCAAGTCCTTACCCGCGCGGAAGAGTAACTCTTCATATATCTGACCTAGGTTAGTAATCATTATGGATAGATTTCAATTCTTATAGTCGCGCCATCTAATACCCCGTTATCTAATTGCGGTCCCGTTCCTCCACTTGGCGCACCAAAAGAAAGAATTTGAACAGTATCGTTTCCAGCTCTTCTGCCAGCAACACTAACAAGAGCGCCACTATATGCGCCTAAACCAGACTTGTATCCACCAAGGGTCGCCGTAACAACTGTTTTAGAAACAGTAAATATTGAGTTTGTTATTGATGCTTCATACGTTCCCACGCCTAAATATCCCCACGTAATAGTCTCTCCTGTAGTGTTTAAAACAACAGTAGCAGTTGGATCTGATGTGCCGACTTGACTGACGATGGCTAGATACACCTTTGGTGCTATTGTTTCAATTATTTTACCAGAGGCATCAACACTTAATGAACGTGCCGCCGTTCCAGTGTAGGTCCCAGAGCCATACTCATTTAAAGTGGCTGATAAGTCATCATTTAAAGTAAGTGAAGTGAGCGGAGATGCCCCGCCTGCTTTTACCTTAAACTCAAGAGTCCCTCGTTGTGTAGAGGCGTTGGTTACAGGGCTTTCAATAGCCGCTGTTGTAATTGTACTAGACGCCCCTTCTGATTTGAATTGAATGGAAGATCCGATTCCAGCAGCTCCAACACCTGAGTCTACAGTAGTCTGTAAAATAAGGTTGGTAGCAACCGTGTTATTTGTAGCGCGATCCACCTTCAATGTAGCTGCTGTGTTGGTTGTAGCAGTAACATCAAGAGCGTTAGTCGTTCCTGTAAGACTAAGCGCATTCGTTGTGCCTGTTACGTCAAGCGCTGTGCCTATAGTCGATGAAATTTCCACATCACCGGTAGTGCCTGATATTGTCAGCTTCCTAGTATTTAAGTCAATAGTGGTTGCAGCATCTAAAGAGCCACCAAGAACTATATCTCCAGACGAAATTGATAAACCATTTGAAGCGCCGCTTTCAATTACATTGCCATTAACGTCAACACCTAAAAAATAGGCGGGGTCCCCCGTGAAGTTTCCGTCACCATATAAAGGAAGTGTTACAGAGGCGTTTGGATTAATAGTAAGCGCAGTTGACTCAACTCCCGCAAGCGTTGTCGTGATGTCTAACTTAGAGTTTTTTGCAGACGCATTTTGCCATGTGCTTATTATACTAGACATATATCCGGTATAACTTGCGGTTGGCTCATTGGCAGAGAATCTTAAAGAAGTTCCATGGCCATTACCAGGGAATAATGAGACACCTGCTAACAATAATGTTGGAGAAGCGGTGTTGGTGCTAGCGAGATCCAATGTATTTAAAACTGCCGACCCAACACTATGAACGCCCTGAGAACTGAATGCTCTACCCGTTGAATTAGAAACGCTAAGAGAAGGTGAAGTGTCTGATCCAGTTATGCTAACAGAACTTGTGGTTCCGCTTATTGTTAAATCATTAACGCCTCTGCTTATTGTGGTAGGCTTGGTTAAAGAGCCGCCTAGTTCAATGTTGTTGGCAAACTCAGTTAAACCATTTGATGCGCCTAAAATGGAGTTTGTCTCAATAATGTTACCATCAACATCAACTCCTAAAGCATAAGTTGGAGTGCCCGTAATGGTTCCACCGCCATAAGAATCCAATCTAGCAGAGCCGTCTGAATCAAGAGTAAAGACCGTTGATTCAACACCAGCTAACGCTGTTGTTAATTCAAGTTTAGAATTTTGAGACGCAGCATTTTCCCACGAGCTTTTTATAGAAGATGTTGTAGGTGTTCCTGCTGTTGTATTTTCTAAAACAAACTCCAATGAGGCGCCAAATCCATTTCCAACGGTTCCACTTGTACCTGTTTGTACCTTTATGTTTTTAGCAACCGTATTGTCAGTAGCAGTTCTATTAACGGCAAACACACCAGCAAAATCATCGGTGGCTTGCGCTGCAAAAGCGTTATCAACACCACTTACAACCATTGCGGGGAAACCGCTAGTAGATTTCGCTATGCTTATAAAGCCTGTTGTAATTGGGTAGCTTAAAAAATAAGGACCTACATTTATTGTAGTGTTTTGATTCAGTATTCCGCCAAGCTCAAGATTAGTTCCTGTCTTGTTGATACCGTTTGCTCCATCGTAAATAAAGTCAGCGGCAATTTCTTGAAGTTGTCCTTGAACCGTTCCCGCAGTTAGTGGCGCGTTTGGTGTAGCGATAACATCGATTGCTAGGATTGTACCAGCAGGGTTGTAGTATACTTCCCATTCTAATTCTCCCGGAGTTGCGACTGTACAACGGTAAAGAATACCCGTGCTAACGTCCTGCCAAATTGCGCCAAATTCCACCGACGTTTGCAAAGCGCCTGGGTCATCCCCGCCGCCATCATACAAACGGTATTGAATGTTTGCAAGCAGCTCGTCGATTACAGACGTAGCAGAGTTGTTTGATACCCAATAGTAAGTATTGTCGTCGCAGCAAGAACACTCGCAACCTGATGCGTCTAATTGAGCCTCTAAAAGTGTAAGTGTTTCTCTGTACTTATCGAGTTCCCCGCAAGCTCTGTAGTTCATCGCCTGCATATAATATAGGGCCACGTTGTCTACAAATACTTGATACTTAGAAATTCTGTTTCGGATAAGTTCTGTCGCATGAGCCGCACGAAGGTTCTCAATACAAGGAATTAGCCCGCAAAGTGTTCCCGCGCAAGTAACCGCGAACTCCTTAATTACGGAGTTGTTGTAAAGAACAACGAGACCAGAAACTTGCGTTTGTTGGATTTGCTGACTTAAAACAACGGTATAAGTACCTGTAGCAAGCGGAGTCAGTGACGGTGTTGTAGGGTATGGTAATGAGCTTATTACAACTGGAGGTGTAGTCGTCCAAGATGGATAGTTTACCGTGCAGTTTAAACTCGAAACAATCTCGCCAGATGCAAGATTAGTTGTGTTTGAAACTGACCATGTTCCAAAATCGCCGTACTCACAATCGTATATAAAATTTACGTCAGCGCTTACCTGTGTACATCCTGCGTAACTATATGTTGCGCTAAGCTGTACATTTGATACATCGTAAGTTAGATCGTATGAGCCTGATGGACTAACGGGAGTGTTAAGGGTTATTACGGTATTTCCAGCTGTATAATTTATACTAGAAATAGTTCTAGAGCTTGGAAAACCAGGAACAACAGGTGTTAATGTAATGCTATCCCCAACCTCAAAAAAGTCACTCATCCATTCATATCCAGAAAGAGTGAGAGCGCTTGATGCGGATCCTGTTGGATTAGGAGCGCCTTCAGTCAATCTCAGGCTGTAGCTAATCCCGTAAAGACCATTAGCCACATTTCCGTTAAGGTCAAGTGGCAAGTCAAAATATCCAGTTGGAGTTCCGTCTAATCCAAAGTTCCAGTTCTGAAGATCAATCAACGGATCTCCAACGGAGTTTTTAGAATCGATTACATCTCCGTTAAAAGTGAGAACACCGTATCCCTTAGCCTGTTGCAACACTAAATCAAAGTCTGCAAGACCGGCATAGTCGGTTGAATCGGTGACAACGCATCGCGGTATAACTGTCCCTGTAAGGGGATCAACATACGTTAAATCAAACGAAAGGGATACGGTGCTAATCATCTTTTTATAGTTTTCTTAATTTACTTAACAATTCATCATTTACTTTGAGGTGATCAATCAAGGCAAATGCGTCCTTCTCTCCTGTTGATTCGAAGAGCGGATTCTTTAACCATTTAGTTCCGTCACCTCTACGGTCGCGAAGATACCAAATTCCGTCCTCATTTTTAATAAAACCTTCAGAAGAAAGTCGATTTACCATCTCGTGGATAGTCTCCTCGGCCTTCACCTCTTGTTTCTTTGGACGAGAGTCAAGTATTTCGAACGCGTTTTTGCGGAATGTCTCACTTCCATTCTTGATAGAGTCGTGAAGCATCACGCGGTTTTCCTCCTCGGAGTTCTTCTTTGGAAGGGCAAGACCGTCGATTGTCTTCAACACCATTTCGTATGGAGTGTCAAAATAAATCATGTTCTCTAACTCACGAGCGCTCTTAGCTTGGTCAATCTTGCTCTTGGCATCCATCTCTGGTCTGTCAAACTCATAGAAGGGATCTGCCGCAGGGTTTATACACTTGTTTCCCTTAATGTTTGGACACAAGAAATACAAGTAGAACAAGAAATCTTTTTGCCCCGGCTGAACGGTCATATTGTTGTCAAGGGTTGTATACCCCGATGGGTAACCCCAAGATATTTGACCGTCTGCTCTTTTTGGGTAGGTTGTGGCATATTGAACCGGATAAGTGTAACCGTCTTCAGGATCTACAACTAGACCCCTAGCCTTTCTTGTATTTCCCGTAGGAGCTTCGATTACTGTTCTTATTTCTCCGTCTTTATCTGAAGAAGAAACCTTTTGCAGTCGAAGCATTTTTGATTGCGTAACCTTGATTTTCAGAGGAATTCCGTTGTAAAACTCAGGAAATTCTTTTTGCATTATTTCATCTGCCCATATTGGAACAGGTATGGACTCACCTGTACTTATATCGAAAAGCATAACGTATGTTGGGTTTATAAAAACAAGGGGGTTTTTACACCCCCTATGTTTTTGAGTTTACAAAAATTAGTTTACGTTGGTCAACAAACCGTACTTCTGAGCGTTGATAAATTTGAACGCGATTTCAGATACGATGTGAACACCAAGTTGCCATACGTCGGTCTTATTAGCCGCCGCACGACCACCAGTCTGCCACATGTTCATGAATGCACCAGGCTTGTGAGCAAGACGGATATATTTACCCATGTTACCCAAACCGTCGTCAACACCCTGAGAAGTCATTGGCAAGAACACCGCGTAACCAGGCCATGGGTTAGCATTGCCATTGCCAGCAGCTACGTTGAACGTCTGTGGGTTATCGAAGATACCCATACGAACAAGACCGAAGTTCTTGTTGTTGAACACCAAATTGTTGAATGAGTAGGTAGTAGACATCAAGTCTGCGTAAGCACCCTCACCCCAGAAGGTTTTCTCCATCTGAACTTTGTTGATGCTGATGTTAGCATTCTTGTTGTACTGCAACAAAAGTTGCTCAAGAACAGATGAGCTTTGACCGCTAGTCCAAACCATATAGTTCTTCACAGAACCATCGATTTTAGAGAGCTTAGCTTCCAGAGCGTAGATGTCAGTGATGTCGGGACCAGCAGTTGTGGTGTCGCAGTCTACAACCTGACCTGAAGTCAAGATGGTAGGCAACAAACCATTTGCGAACTGATATCCATTCAATCCGGTGTTGTCAGCTGGAGAGCCTGCCAAGAACGTGTTCACGATAGCAACCTGGTGCTCGCGCTGCAAGTAGATAATGTCGCGTGAGTTAGAGTATGGAGTCGCAGTACCGTTCTCAAGTTGAGTGTACCAAAGTTGGTTGTAAAGAGCCTCAGAGCTAGAAAGGGCATCGTTACGGAATGTCTGCAACTTTGCGCTATACTTTGTATCAAATATGAACTTAGGGTCTTGTGCGGGTGAATTTTCCTGAACAGATACACCAACATAGAAGAATGTGTCATTAGCTGCAATATCAGTAGCAGGAACAACACTAGCCTTTAAAGGACGAAGAGTCAATTGGTTTGCAGCGGGCTTGGTAATAATCTGATACAACTCACCAGTCCTAGCATGACGCCAAATTTCATTCTTGATAGGGAAAGAGTAACCAGTTAATGCATCCACCTCGCCAGAAGGAATGGTAACGGTAATTGTAGAACCAGCTGTTGCACCACCTGTTTCAGTAGCAACTGTGAAAGGAACCTCCATACGGTTCATTTCGAACCAGTTTACGATTTGCTGCTTAGCAATTTCGCGGTTACCAATACCGTTCATGATTTGGTTCATAGCATCCCAGTATTCGTCACCGAACGGGAGGTATGCTACTGCATCGAAGTCGTCCTTCAACGCGTCCCAGTTATTTAGGATCCCATTGGTCATACCGCCGGGTATCGCTTGGGCTATAAGATTTGCCATTTTCTTTTAAATTTTTTAATTATTCAACACTCTTTAATTTCTGTGACGGAAGAGAAATACCTCTAGCCAACAAGTCTTGCTGTGCAGGGGTTAAGTTCTTCGCGTCTACAGTTGTTTTGTCTACACGGTTAATTGTTTTAGGTTGACCGTTGTAGACCTCTTTGACCACCTTCTTTTCTACGCTTGCCGAAAGTGACTTGGCTATTTGAACTCCGAGATCCCCAGACTGAACCTTATGAATGAGGATTTGGTTCTCTAACCAGCTTCTGACCGCTTGCTTTCCTTCTTTAGTGGTCGTATCAAATGCTTGACCTAAATAACCTGCATACTGCGACTTCAAAATCGAATCAATCTCTTCGTTTGAAACTTTTAACGAAACTTCTGACTCTCCGAATTTGTAGGGGACATCCTTTAGCTGCTTGGCGTAGGACTCTGCCTCGGCAAGTGCTATTGTCTGTCTTTCCGCAATCTGCTTTTGAGTTTGGCTCTTTAGCTCTTTTGCAAAGGTAAAAGGATTTTTAACAGTTTCAACATCTTTCTTAGTCTTTTCAATTATTTCTATAGCGTCTATAGCATCAGACTTTAAAAGAGCTGTCGCGTAATAATCCCCTTCACCTAAGTTATACTTTTCACGAATAGCCTCCTCGATGGTCGATTGGCCTAAACGCTTGAATTTGTCTGGGTTCTTTACCGCCTCGGCAATGACGAGTGCCTTGAGTGGATCCTCCATTAATGAGTCTGGGTTTGAAGAAACGATTTGATTGGCAATCGAAGGATTGATACCCTTTTTGCCAAAGGACACGAGTGTACGTGCTTCTTCATTCCCCCCGAACGGATCGTCGGCCTCTTGCAGCAAGGAAAGGCCTTCGTTAATCTCAGCCTCTTTGCTTACAATGTAAGCAGCGCGTTCCTTGTATCCTTTTAACTCCTCGAACTCACTTTTAAAGGAGTCCTCGTTTTCATAGCCATAAGCTGCAAACCATGGCATATCAGCCTGGTTTACTTGATCGGCTACTTGTTCGTTAACTTGTTCGTTAACCTGCTCGTCTTGATTTTCTAATTCGTTGTTTTCCATATATTTTATACTCTTCCTGTGATTTCGTTTCCTAACTCAGCTTCAAGGGTTGCCTCAAGCTGTATCTCTTCGAGGGCCTGCTTACCCTTCAATAATTGTACTTGGTAATTTGCATCAGCCTTAATCTTAGCAAGCTGCTGCTCCTTCATAAGCTCCATGTTAGCCATCTCGCGCTGCTTCATGATTTCAATCTGGGCAAGCTGCATAGCCGTTTGACGCTTGGCCTCTTCAGCCATCATAGCAGACTGCTGCTGACCTTGGATGGTCTGTTGCATCATCATCTGGGCATTCTTCTGCTCGCGTTCACGGGCCTCAGTTTCTTCGGTCGCCATAAACCAAAGCGCTTCGTCAACATCGCCATTCTTAAGCAACTGAGCAACACGCTCTACGCTTGATGGGGAAAGCAGAACCGAACCGTCTTTGGTTGGAATTTGAGACATTTGAATAGCCCTTTGAAGTATTGCGCTCTTTTCCTTTTCGTTTGGAATAGACTTAACGCTAATTGCTAGTTGGTCCAATGAAAGACCTTCGATTTCGTCCAGGGAGTCAACCATGTTCTTTCCAATTACGCCTTCGTAGAACTCGCGAATCTTAGAGTCGTATTCTATGTCTATACGTGCCTGGTGAATGATACGCTCTCCCACCTTGCGCTTAAAGTCACGCTCTGAATCGCGAAGGGTCCAGTTTGCGTGGTTGCCGGCTTGGTAGTCTTGTTCCATAACACCAACAAGTCTTTCCGCGCTTTGGTCGGGACTAGCTGCCATTGCATCCGGGATACCCATGGTGTCCTTGATCATCATCTGCAAGTTGGCTATCTGCTGAATCCATTCAGCTCCCTGTGGACCTAAGCCGTTGTCCATCTCAGTAAGTGGTTGAGAAACGTACTTTCCTGTTGCCGCGTTGAACTTGGTGGCAACAACCTGAATACCGTTCTGACGATGTACGTGTACAAGGTCAAACAAGTCATACTCTACCCCGCCAATCTTTATGTTTGCGGCCTCGCCCACATCAATTCGGTATCCTTTAGGAGCCGCAGCCCATACGGCAGCACGAAGTTTAAGTATGGCGAACATTAAGTCGTCAAGCAATCCTCTTACACTACGTGTGGGTGACTGTCCAGGAATACGGTCGATAACGTAAGAGCTCATCGGTGTGAGTCCCTTCTGCATCTGGTTAGGCTTCTTCTTCCACTCGTAGATTCGGTCAAGACCGGTTCCTGAGATGATATATGAACCCTCGTACCAATAGTTGCAGGCAACCTCTTCGTATGTGTCGTTTGGATTCTTTTTCTTTTCGTCTACAGGCTTGTTGTTGCGAAGGAATGATGCATACCCCTGCTTATTCTTTCTCTCTACGTATTGCTTGTAGTCAGTGGAAAGGTATTCAAACTTCAGGACGTAAACCTTGAAGTCCATCCAAACCCAGCGGTTTGATGTCTCGTCCTTTCTTTCAAAGGCCCAAACGGGAATCATGGAGGCATTCGTCTGATAAGGAACGTAGGACTTAGCCATTGACTGAATCTGCTTCTCATCAAATCCCGCCTCAACTAGCTTTGGGAATATAGACTGAATAGTTTCAATCTCAATGTGACCAATAGCCACGGGTTCGTTCTCATTGTCCTCGTTCCAGAGCATGATAAGACGGGCAGGATCAATGTACTGAACCTTCACCTGTCCTGTAATTGGGTCGTTGTAAATCTTTGCAGATCGGAAGTGATAATCAATGGCATCACGATTTATATCGGTACGCATCGAACCCCAGTTAGATGAACGAAAGCCTGACTCAGCTAATTTCTCTAAAGCTACCTCATACTTTGTCTTGAAAAAACCAAGACGGTCCGCCATCTCTAGCATGGTCTCGTCCTTTGGCACAAACGGAAGTTTAAACTCCGGCAGGCCAAGCTCGCGCATCAACGGGTTAGTAAAGTTCGCCTTAGCGTATACATCATTCTTGTTGCGCTTCTTTTTATTGATGACGTTTTTATCAAGAGAAACACAATCAAGTTTATAATCGTTATCTGAAAGAATCGATAAAAGAACATTCGTTAGTTTTTTCATTGGAGAGAAAATGTCGTAGCTTATGTTAGCCATCGCCTTTCTCTGCGCGATATTCATTCCCTTTGTTGACTGAGACGCCTCGTTGTTTGACCTTGTCTTAGTTCCAATAGGGGATCCGTTAGTAAACCAGTTCTTATATTTCTCCACCGACTGAATTCCAGAGCCGTAGTTTCGGGTCTCCTGCATCTCAGGGAGCTGAGTGTATGAAAAATAAGTACCTCCTGTACAGAAGCGAGAATACAATGCCCTTCCGCATCGCAAGCCAAACTCAGGCTTTAGCTTTTCTATCTCTGGCACATTATCGCTCGGAAACAAATAGTTTCCAGCCATTTGAGGCAGTATCATATCTTACAAATTTAAGTAAACAACTACAAATGTATGAAAATTTATCATAAATGGTTGAAAACAATCAATCTATTTCGAAAAACGAAAACCCTCCCTGTACCTCTATCGGTTGATAAGCCTCCTTGTAAAGGTCAGGCATCCGGCTCTTTATGGCCCTCATACACCACCCCGTGGCGGCACACAAGTCATGGTTTGTCAAGTCATCAATACCCCTCATTTGACTCCACTCCTCGACTATCTCCCACATCTTCACGTACTTAACGTTATTATTGAAGAAGGTCATGATGTCTCCGGCCATCTCGTTTTTTTCGGCTTCACCTGCCCAAACGCCTGGCCTTGCGTCCTGCTTTCCGTCTGATCCCAAGTCCTTCAATAGGTATCCATCGAACCCATTGTCTCTAAAGTATTCAACCAGAGCTTCTCCGTCGGGCCACTCTGGGTAGACGTAGGCCCCAAGGAACACAGCCGCCTTTAACCACTCCTCGTGATACTCGGCCTTGTCTTCTGTCTGTCTGTTGTAAATCAAAATCCAGTCGTTACTTACCCACTCACTCCTAGGCTTGGTGTCTGAATCGACCTGGCTGTCCCTCTTATAGAAAACAGCAGCAGCCGCGTTTGACTTCTTTTTACCTACAGTGTTTCGTTTATGGAACTTTACCGGGTCACAGCAAAGGAAGAATTTGTTCATTACAGATGGATCGGGAGCGTAAATAGGACCCCTATTCTTTGGTTGAATGTAACCCTCTTCTGCTGTAACAACGGTCTTCCTGTTACGCATCTCATTTGGTGGAAGGTAACTCATGGTCCAACTTCCCTTAGGATCATTCTCCACATAAACATCACCACCAAACTTGTCGCCCATCCACTTGAAGTTAATCTTTGTGGTAATAGGGGTACGAGAAAACTTAAGTTCCGATATGCGGTCACGCATCTTCTCGATAGGCATACCCATGTCCTTTGGTATTACCGCGAATGCCTGCTTCCAACTCATCGGGAAGTTCTGCTGTAACTTAATCAGCTTCTGCCATTCTCTCTTACGTTCAAAGTAATCCGCTTGGTTTAAAAGATATGACTTGGCTCCCTTGGTGATCCACTTGCCCTCGTTGGACATTACAGGTTCCTTTGGATCATCAATAATACTTGCCCCATACTCGTCAATGTATCCTTCTACCGCGTAGTAACCCGGCAAGAAGAAATTTATAAGTCCCGACGGTGTAGTTCCGTTCTCGTTGCGGTCAGAGAAGTGTGAGTCATTGGCAATATCAAAGAACTGCGCTCCACCCCCTGTGTCCATGTCACCTACCGTAGATGGCATGATGCAAAATCCACGAATGTTTTCCCCGCGCTCGATGGCGGGTTTCATCGTATTGTACCACCACGTCGGGATGTTTTGGTCCGCCGCCTTCGCATCCGTTTTCTTCGCTGGCTCGTCACGGTAGACAAAAGCGATCTCCGCCTCTCCGTCCGCCGCTTTCTCCGTCGAAGGGAGCGGCGTGATGAAGCACTCCATTTGTTCGGGGATGATTCCTGCCCTTGCTGCTGATGCGATTGCTCCTTCATACTGGAAACGCAAACCCTCCTTCGCTTCTATTCGTCCGCGATAGTACGGGCGAAAGAAGAAAGGGAGCTTGCTTACAGGTGTTTGAATTTGTTTTATGAATATCTTGTTCACCGCCTGGTCCTCGTTCATCGCCTGGATAATGAAGGTCTGGTCGGGCATGTTGAGTGTTCCCCACGTGCAGAAGCAACAAGCAATTGCCGTCTTCGCAATACGTCGACCAGAGACGAAGTTTATTCCATGTACAGTGCGCTTCCCCTTCTTAACAGTGATGTTGACATTCGGTTCCATGAAATATTCCACTCCCATGTCGTTCATTTCGTCAACCACGTTCTTGACGTCTTGGTTTGAGTACTTTGTTTTTACTACCGCGTCTTCCCTATAAATAATCTTGTGCTTGTAGAACGCATCCTCTGTGCTGTAGGCATACATGAACAGGTGAAACATCTTTCTTTGGTAGTCCCTGTAGTCGGGCCTGTTGTTATTCTTACCGAAGTTTTTTACCGTCCAAAAGTTTAAGAAGAAGTAGTTTGCTCCGTTTATGTAGGTAGGTTTCCCTTTAATGAAACACCAATATCCAACATATCTGCGCTTTATCTGGAGCTTGATCCACTCAATCTCCATAGCGTAATACTTCTGATTTGATTCGATTTCTTCGTAAATATCTTCCAACCTTACGTCGCCAACCTCCTTGTACTTGGACTTGTTGGTTGCGTGTTTCTTATTGAAAACAACCTCGTAGATGAGCCTTATCTTTTCAGGAGTTTCCTGATAAGTAAACTTTTGGTCTTTTGGATTCATTCCATACCCATCAACGTAGGTAAGGGCCTCCTCCCTTGTCACCTCTCTTTTTAGGTGGTGTGAATACCACTCCTCAAGGCGCGGAAGCGGAATGCGGATCGTGTCCAACTCGTCGTCATCCTCGTGGAATGAAACATACTTATCCTCCTCTTCGTATTCGTACTTCATGGTATTACCTCCGGGAATATCTCTTTCTTTTCGCGCCAAATCCTAGCATAGTGTTCGGGCTGTATTCCTAGGTTCTCAGCGCGAACAGAAAACGTGATTGCCTTCTGTAGTGTGATGCTAACCTCGTCACTCATGATTCGAGTACGGGCATCCACAAGTGTCTGACGCCAACTCTCAAGACCCGCTTGGAAGTTCTTGTCATCATTCGATCTGTCAACAGGCTGAGTCAAGAGCGCCCTTTGCAACGCAGCTATTCGAATGTCTGCCGTACTCATGATCGAATAATCTTCCGAGCATTGCAGGCGTGTAAACGTGATGTACCGCTCCACCGCCCAGTCTACATTCATCATGCAGAGCTGGGCGTACCCATCCTCCGAATCCGTGTCATCAACCATGATATTCAGCTTGTTCAACGTGTATCGTTTGCGCTGGTTGATGTCCGGATACGCATCTTTAACGGGTGTGCCTGGAGCGAACATATATATGAGATATCGAACAACCTTGTCGGCGCTAACCCCCTCAGGAAGGTCATCTGACCTGTCCAGAATATGGGCTTGACTGGCCAGGTCCGAGAAGCGGTAGATTACCGACTCGTCATCCGGGATGCCTTCAATGTTGTAGGATATTTTACTAAAGTCTAGTTTTATCATTCTTCGATTGCTAATATAACCCTAGGTTGAAACCTAACGTAGTCGCTTGACTCAGCCATGGTTGAGTCTAGCTTAACTGCAAAATGCTTTTTTATACAGACCACATCCCCCTTCTTTACCTCTGTGTTTGTCCATACGTCATGGGCTATGTACTTTGGCATCTTGGCTGGAGGAACTTCTACTTGCACCCTTTCTGTTTCTGAGTCTAGCAGAAAAATGCTTCCTGACTTTCTATCGTTAGGTAAAACCTTTCCAATGATGTATCCGTTCATGCTCTTAATCTCTCCGTTCCTCTTCGCGGCATAAATACATTCAGAAGGAACAAGCACATATCTTTTTCCGTCCTTCTCAAAACCTCCGTCGCCTTCTGTGATAAAGTTCCTTGTGTAAGTAGAGTCAAACCAAATCTCGTCGCCAGGCTCTCCGTCAAACTCGCAAAAGAAGTCCCAATTCTTTGTGGTAGAACCTTTTTCAGGCTTCTTCACAAGCACCCCTCTCCTAACGGCCTGGGTAGCTCTAACATCCTCTTTATTTGGATCCACCTCCTTCTTCTGTTCACCAGCCATTCTCACGTATTCAGACATGGCCCTCTTGTCTTTGTAATTGCTTTTCTTCATGGACTTTAAAAGCGAACCCATGTCGTTAATGCTACCCTCTTCGGTTATACCCTTTAGGCTGTTTACCAACTTTAGTGTTCCGCCATTAAAAGATATCTCATCTTCAGTCCAAGAATGTATCTCGACCAAACAGTCGCCGTCTATAAGCCTTAACTGGTCTATGTCAACGTCTTCAAAGTTCATTAGAGTATCTTTTTGTAAATTTCAAACAGTTGCTTTTGGGTCTCAAAGTTTTTCTTACCAACCGGCATGCGTCTCTTTATCTTGTTCACTCCCCGGCGCAGGGATGAATACGTTCCAAACAGGTTAATCGCGTCCCAGTTACTCATCAGCTTCTCCACATCCTTCATGTCTGTGTTCTCCCGCTCGATGTAATAGTTGTACACCTCTATGATCCTGTGGTAATTACTTTTTGTCTTTGTCCTTATCATAATGCTCCTTCAGTTTTTGGAAATACATTGAACGCTTTATTCGCGTCTCGACCTGTGTCTTCCCTATTTCTTCTAGCGTGTTGTTGTATCTTACGATGGCTTTCTCGACCTGATCTAAGTCATCTGTCGTGATGCTAGGATCACAGTAAAGCAGTTTTCTCCGCGCAGATGTGGCCATGGGGGTGAAGATCTTCATCACCTCGTATATCTCAATCTTGTCGTCAATCATCCTGTTGACGATTGATATGGCTCGTTTCCAGTTATCTATTTTATTCATACAAAAATGCTATATGTCTTTCGTGTACCGAGTACATCTCAGTGTCCTGTAGCTCAACCTTTTCAATCTTACCTATAACGCAGGCCTTTTGGCCGACCTCTAGGTCAACCCCGTTTCCTACCGCCATTATGGTTACATCTATTTGCTTTGGCTGTCTCTTGTCAATGATCACAAAGACACGTCCGTCTGGTGGTCTCAAATTCGTCATGGTGCAAATATACTCAAAAACAACACAGTGTCAAATTATTGCTTGTAAATAGTACTAAACAACGTATATTTGCAATATGTTTCTCCTCTCAATTATCTTAACTATTGTATCTATCTATCTGATGATTAAGAACTCTATTTACGGATGTGGCAAGCGGTGTTACAAGACCCGGAAAGAGGCTAAGGATCATTGTGATTACGACCAACAGGTTTATATGTGCTGGGACTGTGAAATGTGGCACGTAAAAAATAATGAAGAAAATACTTGACAACCTCGCGTGGTTGTTTTATGTTTGCAAAATATATCCTGCCTCCCGTTTGTTAAAGAGCAACAGCAAACGGGGGTTAGGATAGGTAAATTATCTTTTACCTAATTAGGCCCGTAAAGTTGCTCTTACGGGCTTTTTTTATTTATGAATACAGGACAAATAGTAAAAGGGAAACGCACGCATGACTTTGCGATTATCCCAAATGAAATCTCGCAGTCAAAAGAACTGACCATGGAAGAAAAGGGCATGATGTGTTTCCTTCTTTCGCTCCCAGAGAACTGGGTTCTTTACAAAAAGAATCTTTACAATCAAATGCCAGATGGTAAACACGCAGTGGATAGGGTGTTTAAGTCCCTGCAAGAGAAGGGGTATATCCTAAGCTGCCGTCAAATAGACGTAAGTACAGGCAGAATGGAGGGGTGGAACCACATTGTTTACGACGAGCCTCAACTTGACCGAGATGCGGATTTACCGACATCCGGTTTTCCCGTTGTCGGTGAAACCCGTAAATCGGAAAACATCGATATATATAAAGAAACAAACATCTACAAAGAAACAATAACATATAAATACGCATTTGAGGATTTTTGGCTTGCATACGACAAGAAGGTGGACAAGAAACAAACCCTTGCTGTTTGGAATAAACTATCTGATGAGGACCGAACCCTAGCAGTTGAAGGCATGGGAAACCACAAGAGTGGTCGCGAGCGCAAATACTGGAAGGACCCGGTGCGCTATCTTCGTGATAAAAGGTGGGAGGACGAGACAACAACAACGAACGTAAAACAAACAAACTATAGCTATGACCCAAATGATGCAAGGAATAAATGGTAAGGTATCCATCTACAAAGACTTCAATGACCTGCAAGGACACACAATTAGTGTACTGGGCGCACTTGAACGAATTAGGACTGGAAAATCAAAGGCACTTGTTGAGAAGGCGAGGGAAGCCAAGACCAAGAAAGAGGCGGACGAGTTAAAAAAGAAACTCCCAGCAGTTTGTTTCAGTGGAACTTTTTCCAAAAGGAAGGATTCTGAGCTGATTGAACACTCCGGATACATCGTGTTGGACTTCGATAACGTGGCGGATATGGCCCAAAAACGAAGCGAATTGTGTTCAGTGAGGTATATTACCGCTGTTTGGGAATCACCCTCAGGAAAGGGCTTAAAAGCGCTCGTCCAAATTGAGTGGAAAACAAAGCATAAGGAACACTTTGATGCTTTGATGGAGGAGATGCCCGACATTGACAAGACTGGTCGAAATGTTTCTCGCCTATGCTTTGAGTCGTATGATCCTCAAGTTTGGTATAACCCAAACGCTGAGGTATACAGCAAGTTGCCTGTAAAGAAAGAAGACAGGAGGTTGCCCCAACAGACAACTACAGAGACTATTAACGACGACGACAAGATATTCCAAAACCTTCTAACGTGGATGACGTCCAAGGGTGATGCGTTCCGTGAAGGAGAAAGGAACCACTTTGTGTTCAAACTCGCAGCAAGCTGTTGCAGATTTGGGATGATGGAAGAGACGTGCTATAGCCTGATGATGATGCACGTTACCCCAGACTCTAGCTTTAGTCAGAAGGAGTGCAGGCAAGCCATTCGCAGCGCGTATAGGGCCAACATGAATCAGTGGAACACCGCTGAGTTTACTAAAGACCAACTGGTTACAAAGAGTAACCACAAGGAAGTAGAGATCGTAATCACCGCAGAAGATGCGGAGAATATCGCCGCAGAAGATGTCATTTATGCGGAGGAAGTATTTGAACAGGCGTCTGAGATTTATCACAAGGGCTATCAGGCGGCCATGCCGCTTGGCGTTCCGCTTCTAGACAAACACTTCAAAAGAGTCAAGGGAGAATTAACAATTGTTTCCGGAATTGGAAACTACGGTAAGTCTTCTTTCATGAAGTGGGAGATGATATTCCGCATGGTCAGGTTCGGGGAGAAGGTTGCCATATTCACTCCTGAGGAATTACCTGCTGAACAGTTTTATCATGACCTAGTTGAAATTTACTTTGGTAAGGACTGCACTCCGAATAATTACCACAGGCCGAGTTACGATTCGTACAAGAAGGTGTACGAAATGATTGGTCAACACATCTTCATGGTGTACCCCAAGAACGTAAGCCCGACTCCTGACTACGTGAAAGAAGTCTTCCTAAGCATGATCATCAAGCACGGAATAGACCGCGTTGTAATCGACCCGTTCAATCAGATGGCAAACGACTACACCAAGGGAGGTGGTCGAAGCGACAAGTACCTTGAGACGTTCCTTTCTGACTGCACAAGGTTTGCAAGGAAGAACAACGTGTACTTCGACATCGTTGTCCACCCGCACAAGATGAGGAAGGGAGACGACGGAAACTACCCATGCCCGGAGGTGTTCGACCTTGCAGATGGAGCGATGTGGAACAACAAGGCGGACAACATCATCATCTACCACAGGCCTGTTGCTCAGACAGCTCCCGAAAGTCCGCTCTGTGAGTTTCACTCCAAGAAGATCCGCAGACAGAAGATCGTCGGGATAAAGGGTTTCTTTGACTTTGAACTTGTAAGGTCTACTCGCAGGTTTATGTTTGATGGAGTAGATTATTTGCAGAGAGCCATAGACGGTCAGTACGTTCAGTCTAACATCGAAGAGCCAAAGCCCTCTGTAATCAAGCCAAACAGAAACTGGACTGATTCTAAAGAAGCAAAGGAATGGAATGAGGAGCCAGGACACCCGAACGGGTATAGGGAGGATTGGGAATGACGAAAAAAACCATATCGGGTATAAATTTAACAATTTTTTTCTTGCACAAAAGAAACATATATGCTACATTTGCGAATATAATCAATTAATTAATCATAAAAATTATGGGATTAAATCAAGGTGGTTCATCAAACCGTACTTACCTCAGCATATCTGACGGTAAGATTGCTAGGCGAGTTCAAGAAGGAACAGCTGGCTCAATTAAGTGTAACAGCAAGGACGGCACAAGCGTGTGGTACGAACAGCGATTTGCTTCGCTGTCTGGTCACATCACGGACGTATTCAAGCGCGTATCCGAAAAAGGATATGGAGACCAACTCTGCATAGTTCTAAAGGATGGAGGAGAAGAATATCAAATCCAAATGCCTTGGTCTTCACGATACTCGTCAGGTTTTTTCTTATGTATGCCAAACATCGACGCAGGAAAGGAAATTACTCTTTCTCCGTGGTCAAAGCAAATTGATGGAAAAACTCGCACAATGCTTTATTTGCGCCATGGCCAAGAGGACATCAAGTGGGCATGGACCAAAGACAACCCAGGCAACATGCCAGAAATGAAACAGATCAAGGTGAAGGGACAAGTTGTATGGGACGACTCAGAGCGCCAGGAGTTCTTTGAGAGGCACCTCAACGACATCTTCCTTCCACAGGTAAAGGCTGTGAGTTCTGTAAAGAAATTAGACTCATACGCTGCTATAGCTCCTTCTGAGGACCCTGGAGACGACTTACCATTCTAATCTTAACCAAGAGTCGTGGCGGGGGATAAACGCAGGTAAACCCGCCACGGCTTTAAACAAACGAACATGAGATACACATTCAAAGACCTAGTGGACCTTGTCCACGTAAACAAACGGAACGAGTTTACAAAAATTTACGAGTACTTACATAAGATAGACAACCCTCAGGAGAACGAAATTCTTGAGAAGGTTGGCAAACACTTCGAGGTTACACCTAAGGAGATCAAGGGAAGGAACAGGTACGCCGACGTTGTACTAGCAAGACAGATGTTCATGGCAACAATCAAGGTGTGTTCAACTAAAACCCTTGCCGAGGTTGCAAGGATCGTAGACAGAGACCACGCCACCGTTTGTCACGCCATGAAGACCATTCGCATGGACTACGACTACAACCCGGCTAGAAGGAACAAGATAAGACACTTCATCGCCGACCTAGACCCAACAAGACAAGAACTATTATTAGACTTTTTAAATGAACGGAACCCCGATATACTTGCCGCCTACTCCATCGACGCTGACCGAGTTACAGCACCTTCGGAATTTGAGGCATAACCTCCTCATTCAGGACATGGAATACCCCAAGCTGGGTATACACAAGCCAAAGATTAAATACGACCGTGAAAAGTCTCTCATGCGTTTGATTAACGTAAGGCTGTACGAACTAACCGGAAATGATATGTATCTTTGGATCAGCGGACACTTTAACGAACTTAAAAAAATAGAAGATGGGACGAATTGAAATAAAAGACGCAAAGCGCACAGTAGACGGACAGAAGGTCAACGCATACCGCGTCCGTACTATTGGAGACAACAACGAAATACTTCAGACCTCTGAGGTATTGAACACGATTGACAGCGTAAAGAAACATATCCGGGCAATGGCCCTTGCATGGAACAGCGAGGGGTACGCCGAGGTTGTAGACTGCACGTATCGCGGAAAGTTTGATGGTAAAATCATTGACCTTGAAGAGTACGACAAGCTAAAGTTTGAAACAATTTCCTAATGGACACCATTGAGTCTATCATGTACGTGCCATACAATGTGTGTGAGGGCGGCGAAGAAAAAATAATGTATATTTGCGTCCCTGCCACACTGGTAATCATGAGGAATCAAAAAGTCGAAAAATCACAATTTATATTTTGGAACTAAAAAAGTCATTCCCAGCCTACATGTTGGAACTTCCCAACATTACACTTACAGCATTCCTGTTTGCGTTCGTTATCGCGTTTGTGTTTTCCCTTTGGGAGAAGAACTACGCAACTGCGATTGCTTCGTTTCTAATCGTTGCATCCATCCTTCCAATTAAGTACTACATGTGGAAGAAGATAAAGGTGCAAGGCGATGACAACGAAAAAAAGCACAAAGTCATCGTAATCAAAAGAAAGTGAGCAAACTAAATTGTTTGTCGATACATTTGCTGAGTTGTGCTTTTATAGCGCAAGTTCAGTTTGTTTTATTCATTTCGTTTGTGAAAACCGTCTCCTAAGCGAGGCGGTTTTTGCTTTTATGGTGATAGTTATTACATTTGCAAATATCTACCTTAATGAAAAACAACGTACAGAACTATCGCAACATCTTAAACGACACGCGAGACCTTAGTCAAAACAAAAAGATTGAATTAGAGTATGATAACGTAACGTCCGGGATCACACTTGACTCTTTTAAACGACAGTTTCTCTCCTGGAAGAAGAACAACAAAGTAGAACCAGTAAAGAAGGCCAGGATAACTCCAAAGGCCATCGCAAACGCATTCGAGGATATCATTAATGAGCTGATTCCCGACAGTAACCCACTAGGGTTGCCTGACTCAAAGGAAAAAAGTTACAGCCCATATAAATTCCCAGTTAATCACAATGATATCCTATTTCTCACCGACATTCACGTACCATATCACAACATTCCCGCCCTCACAGCGGCGCTCAAGTACGGACTTGAAAACGAGGTCAACACGGTCTACATCAACGGGGACCTCATCGACTTCTATGCGATCAGCCGGTTCCAAAAAGACCCGCGCAAGAGAGACCTCGCTTCTGAAATCTATATGGCAAGGGAGTTCCTCTACACACTGCGGAAGCTGTTCCCTACTCAAGCAATATACTTCAAGGCAGGAAACCACGACATTCGCTGGGACCACTACCTGATCAACAACGCGTCAGATTTAGTTGGGATTGAAGAATTCTCCTTGGAATCCATCCTGCATCTCAACCAGCTCAACATTACCTTCATCCCAGACAAGCAGCTTGTAAGAATGGGCAAGCTAATAGCCCTGCATGGTCACGAGTTTGGGTCAAGCATGTTCAGCCCGGTGAACATTGCCCGTGGACTTTACCTCCGGGCCAAGGACAACGCAATCTGCGGGCACCACCACCAGACGTCGGAGCATACCGAGCCAAACATCAACGGCAAGGTTACGACCTGCTGGTCGGTAGCCTGTTTGTGTGAGCTGCACCCTGACTATATGCCGATCAACAAGTTTACTCACGGCTTTGCACACGTGAAAGTGTTTGATAATGAGGAGTTTGAGGTTACAAACTACCGGATTGTGAACGGCAAGATTAAGTAATAGCTGTAACATTTTTATGCACGTTTTTGTTACAGGACGTGTACATTTTTTTCTGTATTTTGCATAACAGGATGTGCAATGGAGAACCCAAGGATCAAATACAGGAAGTTAGGCAGGGAAAGGGCGCGTGGCCTTTACCATGAGGACGGTCTTATTGAGATCGATCCAAGACTCCCTGCAAAGGAACACCTTGAGGTAATTATTCACGAATATCTTCACCACGAGTTCAAACACTGGGAGGAAAGCCATGTTGAAGAATACGGGAGAAAAATCTCCGAGTTCTTATGGGCATTAGGTTACAGACGCGTAAATTTGGAATGACATGAGAGTTATCCTTCCGATCGTTGTGGATACAGACGAAAAAAGAATCGCAGAGATGGTTGGCTCTACGCCAGACAAGTTCGAATGCGAGCCGGCTGTGTTTTATTCAATAGACAACGTGCGTCCATACATGAACTTTAAAAACCTGTGCATGGTAAGCAGTGGTGGAGACGACTTTATTGTCGGACTGTCGATGGAGGAGGTAGACGAGATCATTATGGACGACTTTACATTCACGTTTAGCGCAAATTAATGTTAATTTTCTTGCATATTGCCACGCGTGTATTATATTTGCCAACATAAATAAACGAAATGAACGATTTAGAAAGAAAAAAACGACTGATTGTGACCGCCCTAGGCGCACAACAGATCTACGCGCAGTGTCACGACGAGTGTGTGGACCTAAAGTTCTTCAAGCATGACCTGAAGATGCACTCCAAGAACCTAATTGCCAAGCTAGAGCGTGAGCTGATGCCGATCTTTGGCGTTCTTGGTAACGTGGACGGCGGGGACGCATATCTAAACGCTGTAAGCTCGATGGAGGACACCTTGCAGAACCTTGCGACACTCCCTGTGGAGTACTGGGCATTAGTAAACCAAGGGATTTATGACATAAAACAACTAATTCATGAAAAGAACCAAGAAGGGGATAACGGAGTACCTGGCGGAGAGGATAATGGAGTGGAATCCGAAGGTGGACAGCCAAGCGATAGCATGGACGCTGAGCCGGAACATACCTCAGCTCAAGAGCATGAGGCAGGCGGACATTGAAACACTTCTTCAGGCCTGCAAAGATGATCTTTCCCAATGGTCCTATACCGGTCACGACTCCCCTTGGAGACGGATACATCCTCTACATAACACCGAACGGCTTCCTGGAGAATGACGAGATAACGGTCGTGCTGTCAAACGGCGGCGAAATAAGGCACTTCTCTAGCGACCAGGTGCGTGTGTGGAAAAACTCAACCTACGGGATACATGAATAACTACGTGATAACGATATGGGACGGCGAGAAGATCGTCCACAACGCAAGGGCTAAGGCCAAGAGTCCTGAATCTGCCAAGACAAAGGCTTTAAGTGACTGTTTGAAGATGGATAAACTAATGGGAACTGAACGTAAATGGTTAAGCTACAGATGGGACATACAAGCGACAATAAGCCGATAAAATACGCCTCAGACCTACTCAATGAAGTGGTTATGGACATGATTATGCGTGAAAAGAAGGGTTTTTCTCAGTATAATCACACAATGGACCGCACGGACCTGACCAAAGACGAGTGGCTGCAACACGCATACGAGGAGGCGCTCGACCTTGCGCTGTATCTCAAGAAGATTATGAACTCATAAACAAACGAAATGAAAAAGAAGACACAGTACACAATCTTTGCCTATGAGCCAGGCACTGAGGTTTATGCCATCTCGATGTGGCATGATAACGGAAAGCCAACCGACCACCTCGCAATCTACAAGGCCAAGGTGGCGTCGTGGAGCTATGACGCGGAAGAGAAAGACGTTCTCTACTACCTTGAAAGCCCCGGCGGCAAGTGGTGGGGAGACAGTATCAAAGGGGAGTATGTTTCAGAATCTTTTGAAGAGCTTTCTCAGTACGCTAAAGAACTCTGGACAAATGGGAAATAAAAACAACCTCCGCAGAGACATTGAACACGTCGTCCCCTACCTGATCTTACTTGCAATTTATGCAGCAATAATGCTAATACTATTTTCGCTATGAGTGAAAAGGTAAAGTACATTTCCGTCTGTAGCGGAATAGAAGCAGCCTCCGTTGCGTGGCACGACATGGGATGGGAACCCGTGGCATTCTCAGAGATTGAACCGTTCCCCTCAGAGGTTCTCAAAATCAGATTTCCAAACACCCCGAACTGGGGTGACATGACTAAATTTAATACTTGGCCAAATGCAAATGTCAATCTTCTCGTTGGAGGCACACCATGCCAGTCCTTCTCAGTCGCAGGTCTCAGACAAGGTCTTAAGGACCCAAGAGGCAATCTCATGCTCACGTTTCTTGCAATCGCTGAGCGTTACAAACCTAAGTGGATTGTCTGGGAAAACGTCCCCGGAGTCCTGTCATCTAACGGAGGAAAGGATTTTGGTTCCTTCCTCGGGGCGTTGGGGGAGTTGGGGTACGGGTGGGCCTATCGGGTACTGGACGCTCAATGGTTCGGAGTGGCCCAAAGACGTAAACGTGTGTTTGTTGTCGGATGTCTTGGAGACCAACGAGCTGCCGCAGAGGTTCTATTTGAGTCAGAAAGCGTGTCAAGGAATCCTGCGCCGAGCAGAGAAAAGAGGCAAGCAGTTACCAGAGCAACTGAAGAGAGCGTTGGAAGCGGTAAGTGGTGGGACGGAGGAGACACCTCAGCAACCCTAACTACAAGAAGTGGCGGACAGTACATGCCCGACAAAGACAACTTCCAAGCAGTAATTCAGCCAACCATAATAGACCGTGCTGCATTCAACCAGGGCGAGAATGCTCAATATGAACCAAAGATTGAGGAGTCGGAAACCATGCCTTCACTTGTTGCGAGGGGTCCACACGCTGTTGCCCACACGGCTTCACGCATAAGCAATCCTCCGATGGCTATCAGACGCCTTACCCCGGTGGAGTGCGAAAGGCTTCAAGGCTTTCCCGACAATTGGACAAAGATCCCGTGGAAGAAGAAACCAGCAGAGGATTGTCCCGACGGACCAAGATACAAGGCGTGTGGGAACTCAATGGCCGTTCCTGTAATGCGGTGGATTGGTCAGCGAATAAACAAAAAAACCGACCATTTCTGATCGGCTTTAGTCGTAACTACAACGGTCCCTGCACGAGACCGTGTTTCTTTAGCAGTCCCACTTTCTCAAAGCTAAAGCCTTGCGAGTGGGTTTGCCATTTGGTTTCTTCATAGGACCTGGCATACCACCCATTCTAGCACAAAAAGACTTCCTCCGAGCAGCGCTCTTGGGAGACTTCTTTGCTTGCTTGGCCGATACTGGGGGCTTCAATGTGCCTCCTGTTTCACGCTTGTACGAGGCTCGGCCCTTGGCGTTTAGACCGCCTTCTGGGTTCTTGCCCTCCTTTCTTTGCCATGCTGCTGTCCTTGCCATTATTTTTTCTTTTTAGCGGTCTTTTTTGACTTCTCAAAGTCCTTCGATGTAGGTGCGCCTGGTGTTCCGGGCTTCCTCATCTTCTCGCCTGATCCCTCAGCTATTCGCTTTCTCTTGGCGTGAATGTTCGCATATAGTCCTGCCTTTGCTTTCATCCTTGTCCTCTTGATGGTTTTACATTCTTGTCCATTGGTGACTTGCGCTTAAAAGGCTTCCCATCCTTGCGCTTGCCAAACGTGGTCTTAGACCCGGTACCCATCGCCTTAGCCATGGCTACCCCCTTCACACTTACACTTCTCCGCCTCCTTGGCCTCCATCTCCATCCTTTCCATCTCCGAGCGACGTCTGTTCTTTACCATCTGCTTGGCAGGTGTATACCCCCCAAACATGTTATCCATAAAGTCCTGTGACGCGTATTTCATAGCCTTTTTTTTACAAATATACACGGAGTCATGAAATATCCAACAAATTCCGTAAACTCATAATGGTTGTAAACTCATAGTGGTTGGGGTCAATAAACTATAGACTCATCCTGGTTGGGGTCACCCCCCACACTGCCCCTGCCCTGTCCCCGTCCCGAAGTCGATTCAGCAAAGGGGGTGGGGTGCTTGTCTTGCCGCCCCTGTCCATGCCGCGGGTATTTTGTCTCCACCGCGTGTAACAACCGCATTTTTGCGCTGATAGTCAGCACGTTATATTTCGCGTCCCATGCGTGGCGTATTTATGCCAGACCTTTTCGGGGTATTTCAGGCAGTATTTGCCCGTTTCGAGGGGTGCGCGGGGTATGTATTGTTTCACGTCCAGGCCGCACATTCTTATTTAGAATGATTCCAGATAAGCATTTCAGCCCGTTTAAAGGCATGTAAACAGCCCGCCTACCGTAGATACTGCCCGCGTAGATTGCCCGCGTTTATTGGGCTTCCTTGCAGTTGTGGAGGGGTGCGGGGCTTTTGGTTGGGGCAACCCGAGAAAGGGGTTTTTAATCGTGTGTGCGCGCATGAGTGCCTTAACTGCTCTTTGTCTATTCTCTTACATTCTCTTTGAGTACTTGGGCTATCCGTTGCAGATTTGCCCGCGTGAGGGGTTGCCCTTTCCGGGTTGCTTCCATGTTTGCCTCGTCTATTTGTTTCCTGTCTCTTTACCCTTGTGAAATACTGCGCGGATCCCTTTGACTATTTGCCCGCGTCCAGGCTATCCGACCAACACAAACCAACACCGTTGAACCCTTCTCAAATATACAACAAAAGCCGGCACGAAAAAAATTTTTTTTCACTTAAATCATTGAAAATGAGCAAGTTTTATTTAGAATGAGTATAAATAACGGTTAGGGTATTGACAAGAAATAAAGTTAGACTATCTTAGCCGAAAATTTAGAAACAACATGAAAAAAGGCATTCAGTACACACACTATCTAGCGGGCGACATTCTCGAAATTATCAACGGGGCGCACCTTGCAAAAGAGCTGATGAATGAAGGCAGCGCGGAAGCCGCCGAATGGCTAAGATACACCATTGAGCGCGCCCAACAACTAAGCGAAAAACTAGCTCGTTTGGATATAATCAACGAAATGAAATACTAAACACATCAATAATAAATTAACACTATGAGTAACATCGTAACCCCTCAAGATTTTACACGTATCAACAACGACGTAAACGGAAACCCGCGCTATGTGGTACACTTCACCCAACTAGTAAATGAAGCCGACCGCGAGACCGCGAAGAACTGCGCGCCTCCGTTCGGTTATATTTCGGAACTTTACAGTATAGCCGTAAAAAAGGCCAATAAATTAGGCGGGCGCAAATACCATACGAAAAGCTACGGCGGCGGCATTGTATTCCAGTCTTACAACCTCGACAACCTGTGCGAACACATCAACAACATCAACAAATAACAACCTCTTAAAATTTCAACACTATGAAAAACATTTTAGAAATTCACAACGTTAGCGACTCAATAGCATTTTGCGAAGCGCAAGGGCTAGCCATTTGTTTTCAAGCATACGCCGACGAGTGCGCGGGCGAATCAATTATGAACGTCGGCTTTAATTCAAACAGCGGGTATGTATACATAGCCCTCGAAAATGGTATTTCGATATGCTCAATGTTGGGGCGCGGCGTTGAGTATCTGGTGACCAACTTTGAAGACGGCGAAGAGACGTTTTTAGAAAGTTACAGCGAAGCGGAGCAGTTGCTCGCTTCAATGTATTAAACGGGCAATGGTGCACGAGCGGGTTCGATTCCCGCTCCTGTTTCTAAAATTTCAACAACAATAAAAATTCAACATCATGAACACCAATTTACAAACATTCGAATGCCATGTAAGATTAGCCCAACACAGCAACGGAGGGATAATCTTCGCGGACGTATTCTACACACACACAGGCAACCGATTCGGAGCCATAAGAAAGGGAATTTTACAAGCCCGCAAATACAACGCTGACGAGGTTAGAAGGGTGAACATCTTGCACCAATATGCCCCTACGTATTTTGAAATATAAAAACAAAAATAGACCACCACATGACACTATCAACCAACACGCAGTGCCTACTATCCAACGGCAAAGTAGGAACATTCAAAGGTTACAAAGAAACACCGTCCGGTTTATTGCTTCGGTTCATATACCCCGAACGCGGGCGAATGATAGAGCAGACCTTTTCAAAATACGAAATAATCAAGAAAGTATAACCAAACACAAAAAAGCTATGTATCAGAATTTCAACTTCCAAACTACGTTGGGCAATGTATCGCTAGACCTTTACAAGCCAACCAAAGTGAATTTATGCGGCATAAACTACGCGAGCGAGTTACAGGTGCAAGTCTGGACGAACCACGAAGAAACAGCCGGGTATATCGTGTACGCAAGCATTCCCAAAAAAACAGCGAGATACAGCCGAATCAAAAAACACTACATCGACGAGGCGAGCGCGAAAAAGTACGGTCGTCAGTTAATCAGCGAAATTTTACCAATAATCAAATAATTCAACACCATGAGCAACGAAAGATTTGCGCGGATATGCTCCGCAACCAACAAAGGCATGAACGAAGGTTTCCTGTTCGAAGAATCTCTAATGTACTTCATTGAGAAGGAAGACGCCGAACGCTACGCAATCGAAATTGGCTATACCGACCTAGACGAGGCATACGACGACGGCGCATACTGCTATACCGAATGGGACATTGAAGATGAGGGCGAGTGGTATGAGAAGCACGAAGGCGAATGGTACGAATGCACAGATGAAGAAAAAGTAAAATACAACCAATAAAATTAAAAACCATGTTTCAAGTAACAGTAACACGAACAACAACCGGTGAATGTATCTACAATGATGAATTCGCCACCATAGGAAAGGCATACAACCGCTTTGCGGAGTGGTGCGAAGATTATTCATACATCATTGAAGAAACAAGCGAGGAAGAATTCAATGCAGGCGGCTTTACTGCCGGGGGTAGGGGCTTCGATTACACAATAGAACTAAAACAAGTAACTCAAGAATAAACAACAATTAAACACTTCAATACAATGACAACGCAACAACAAAACATCATTGACGCACTAACCGACGAGTTCACACGCATCAACAAGGCGAGTGCAACCAAAAAATCATTCAACCTCATCAATGTTGATGCCCTACAAGACAAAACAAGGGCTCAAAAAGAGTTCAAAGAACTCTCAAAGCAAGACCTTGCGACCTGGCAATTAGCCGCCTACGCTGAAATGGAACGCATTATCGAACTATTAGTAAAAGATTTACCCGACCATGTAAGGGTTGAGAGGTACGATGAGCGCATTGGCAAGTACAAGTCACCCGAAATACAAATACGACACGAAAGTGTTAGCCCAAGAGCGCATTGCGATGATGTAGTTTCAATTAGAGTGAAGATTGATTTTTGTAGGAGGTACAATGAATACGAGATGGGTTTTGATTTCGGTAAACGATTATTATACACAACAAGTGAAACAGGCTGCATGAGTGAATTTGATACAATCGAAAAAGCCGTTAGCCACATAAAATTCCAAGAAGGACTACGCCAAAAAGTATTACGATAATAATTAAACACAACAACAACCAACAAATAAAAAATAAACAACATGCCAAACCACGTAATTCACCGCCTGTACATTCATGGCGACAACCAACAAGAAGTTAAATCATTCATTCGCGGAGAAGCAGCGATAGACTTCAACAGGATTATTCCAATGCCGGAGGATCTGAATGATACACCCGCCCCGACCCCAATGAAGACCGAAGAGGATATAAAGAAACACCACGAACTGATGCAAAAGTATGGAGTATCTAATTGGTACGACTGGAGATTGAGTAATTGGAACACAAAGTGGAATGCCTATAACATAGAAGAAACCGAGCATTACATCCAATTTCAAACCGCATGGAGCACACCCCTTGCAGTAATTGAAAAGCTCAGTTTGTTATTCCCTGAAAATACCTTTGAGGTATCATTTGCCGACGAAGATTTAGGATATAACTGCGGAAGCTACATGTATCAAAACGGCGAGCGCATAAGCGAAGAGCAAGGAGACATGGCCTGGGCTTGTGAGCTATGGGAATACGAACTAGAATCGTAAACAATTAGCTTACAAACGATGATAAACAAAAAAACAACCGCCCAGATGCTCGATATATATGAGCGAATTGTGGCTGTAATTGCCGCGATAATCTTGATAGTCGTACTACTATCATAAATTAACAACCATTAACAAGTGGGTGCAATACTTAGAACTATATTGCACCCACATTTAAAACAACACTATGCAACAATCCAACTTTCACAACGTAAGTTTCTTACAATGGATGCGCGATGCATCCTACGAATACAACGCAGAATTCGACGTTAAGGTTTATGAGGACAAAGAAACCGGAATCGTTTACATAGACATTCACGACACCTACGACAAAGACAGCTCGAATGTACTTGAATCATTCAGCTACATGGACATGGAAGAAATAGACCAGGACATAGAATGGGCAGAGAAAGAATTTAACGTAACAATTAACACTATAAAAAATGAGTACTGAAGAAAAAGTAATCAGCCACATCCAACAACAAATCATGGACGAATGGCGGGCAGTCATGAAGTATGAAGAGCAACTGAAAAAGCCGGCATGGGAGGGTGACCAAATCATCAAAGACTGCATCGCCAATGCCAAAGACCGCATCGAAATCTATACAATAATCCTAAACAAGTTTGAACAATGAACCACGAAGAAATCGACCAAGCAAAAGAGGTGTTACGCAAAGCCGGATACAATGTTGAATCCCTATGGCACGTCCAAGACGTAACCGATCGGTACGAATGCGATGAGGAAACAGCATACGATATTCTTACCAATGCGCTTGATAGAAGCATTGAAAGAACATTTGATGTCATATCTGACGAAGCAATGTTTTACGAACTAAAAGAAAAACAACAATGAGATACTTTAATTACGACGATTGGAAACTATCCAACCCCGACGACGACGGGCACTACACCGAAGAAACAACCGACCACATTGAGGAGACCATCTTCTTTAAGTATCTGCAAGGGTACAAGGGCAGATTCGCCTACGGCATGATAACCAAGCAAGGTTACTGCATAACAATTACCGACTGCCTCAGCATTCCGGCAATAGAAACTGACGAGATTGAGCCGACGCAAACTGAGCAGGATGATGAGATACATAGACTACGAATGAACTACAAGGAGTTTACCTTTATTGATCGCTCCGAGTTTATGGGACAGTATCATTTAGCACATGGACACTTAGCAACCATCATCGCAAATGAGACGCGTAATTGACCAGATAGTATTCAACCTAATGATGTGGCTCTTAAAAGACATTGACAAATGATAATCGACTATCGCACCGGCGACGACATAGTCGCAATCAAAGACCACTCACAGGGTGTGTTCCTAAAAGGAGATGTGTTCACAGCTATGGCCATGCAAAGGAATGGCTGTGGATGCATCATCCTTGTGGACATCGGATTGAAAAGTGACAGGCCATTCACCAAGTGTCCTGTATGCGACATGAACGACGAGAAGACCGACAATGTATGGTGGGTAGATGCTCGTGCGTTTCGTAAGCTACTGACTAAATCGGAGGAAGCAGACCTCGCAGATGTGCTCGCTGAGGTGTTCGCTGAAGAACTAAATAGTCTTAATTAGACTAAGATTAACTGATACCATTGAAGTTACACTATATTTGCAATCTAAATGACAAAGCTATTTAAAACCAAAGACGGGTATGAAGTTGTAAAAAGTTCGCGTGACGTTTATGCAATCATAGGCAAGCGCGTGAAGTACATAGGCAAGGTCTCGCCCAGTTACCAGTCGAGCGGAAGGCTGCTCAAGAATATACCAAACGAAATCAAATCAATCTTTTTTAACATTCAACGAAATGAATTGGAATCTACAACAACTATGGAATGAATGCGTTTATTCCCAACAACGTGCGCTAGAGCCACGAGACTACTGCTATGCATCGGAAATCGGTCAGCCCCTCGTTGACCGTTATCTCAAGATGAAAGCGGTTACACCAACCAACCCACCAAACATGAGAAGCCTCCGCAAGTTCGAGGCGGGTAACCTTGTCGAATGGGTAGTACGCTATGTGTTAGAACGTGCTGGCCTGATCAACAATACACAAGAGCGTGTTATGGTCGAGTACCCGAACATGCTCAAGGTATCGGGTCGATTAGACTTCCTTGCGGGCGGCAAGATTGACATCGAACGTGCCAAGCAAGACATCACATCCTCGCACCTCCCGGAGTCTATCCAAGCATCCTCCCTGTACATCGCGGAGAAACTACATGAGAAGTTTGGTGACAAGGAATTAGAGAAGAAGGTTCTCGAAATCAAGTCATGCTCATCATTCGTGATGGACATGATGGAGAAGACAGAGAAACCCATCAAGCACCACAGACTCCAACTATTCCACTACATGAAGGGATTGGGTTTGAACGGTGAACTCGTGTACATCTGCAAGGATGACCTACGGATGATGTGTTTCCAATACGAGCCGTCGGCTGAACTTGAAGCTGAGTACCTCGCAGACCTTGAGAAGATAACGCACCACTTCAACACATCCACTCGTCCGCCACTTGAGAAACACATCGTGGTCGAAGACGGCAAGTTCAAAAAGAATTTCGGAATCGAATACTCCAATTACCTCAAGTTCCTGTACGACTTCGAGGAGCCACGCGACTACGCTGACTCAGTTAAGTCCCAGGTTGCACGCTGGACTCGTGTGGTTGCCCGCTACGCTAAGGGCGACAAGATAACTCCAAAGAACGAGGAAGTACGTGCTGAGATCGAAGCAGCCGGATACAACTTTAATCAAATCGTAGAACAAGCCAAGAAGTTTGGCGTAACTGAAGAAGAAGAAGAAATTTAATAATCAAACCAAATGAAAATACAAATCGACACCAAATTCTCCGTAGGAGACACAATCTTTTTCATCGATGATGACAAGATTAAATTCGCAGTAATCTACAAGATGGAAATTACTATCGAAGAACACGAACACAGAACGTATCTATTTGCGAGAGACCAAGACAGAAACGTATCGGTAGTTCCGGAAAGAAGAGCATTCATATCAAGAGAACAACTAATCCAATCACTATGAGAATCCAAATAGAAAAGAACGTACCAGCTCCCAAGCACAGTACAAGATCGGGCAAGTACCCATTCAAGGACATGGTAGTGGGAGATTCATTCTTCATTACGGATGAAAACCCAGAGCCCATACGCAAGAAGATATCAGCAGCCGCTTGTATGTTCTGCAAGAAGAATGACAAATATAAATTCAAGACTCAGGTCTTAGATACCGGAGTCAGGGTATGGAGGGTACAATGAAACACAACGCAGTAATCACACCACAGGGGGCATTGCGAATCTACAATCGCCCCCTCTTCGAAGAGGACGTCAGAGCGATGTCCCGTGAGACGGACTTGGCTGTGACCATCGAAGTCAAACTGAAGAAGCGGTTCCGGTCGGACGTGCAGAACGCATACTATTGGGGCGTGGTAGTGGCCATGATATCGCAGAGACTACGCGAGCTTGGACACGACGTCGACCGAGACCTCACGCATGAGTTCCTCAAGGGAAGGTTTCTCTATACTGAGTTCACAGACCCGACATCCGGTGAAGTCATGAAGATTCCACGCAAGACGTCGGAGCTTGCAACGGAAGAGTTTATGGAATACGTCGAACACGTCAAGCAGTTTGCTGCTGAGACGTTGGACATTTATATTCCCGACCCAAATGAGCAACTTGAGATAGGTTAAACCTTGGACTCATTCAAAAGAAAAGACAGAGAAAAGAAACAAGTCAAGAAGAAACCTAAAGAGAAGAAAAGAAAAAGCCTCCCCCCGTGAAAAACAAACTACCCCGCCCCACAAAGGGGCAGCTACCCGATCCAACATACTCGCGTATGAAGTTTGCCTCTTGCACCGACAGGGCTGATTCGGATAGGTGGGAAACGGGTAAAAAAAAAGCCCTCGTCTGGTACGTCCGAGGGCAATTTTGGCATGAGAATTAGATTTCTCAATTCCCACATTGCACTGGTACCAGACACTGCAATGTGAGAACGCAACAAAAGTATGGCTACAAAAATGTAAAAGTCAAAAAAAATAATTGCATAAAAACAACACATAAGTTATCTTTGTAAAATGAAAACAACATCTTTAACAATTTTAATCGCGCTATCCCTACTTGCATGCAAGAAAGAGGAGCAACCGGAACCCGCACAACCAACACAACAATGTAACTGCGGGACTATCGCTAACGACGGCATCGACTCGGCCACCAACTGCTACTGGTTGGAGATACGAAACGAATGCTCCGGCAACAAGAAGAAGTTCTGCTTTGACCAAGACGTTTGGACAAACAACTTTGTCGGCGACAGATTCTGTGTAACTAACGTAACATCTTGGTGAACAATGAACCTACCAATGTTTGAAAAAGACAAGGCGAACCACGCCATCTACGGTGTGGTAATCTATGGACTATCTTCCATCCTAATCACGCCTATATTCTCCTTAATCGCGGTGTTTACCACAGCGGTAGCAAAGGAGCTGTATGACAACTACAACGGCAAGAGGTTCAGCTATGGAGACATCATGGCGACCCAGGCCGGTGGGATAATCGGGTTCTTGATATCAATTATTAACTAAAACAATTTGACGAATGAAACAACAAACAGCAGTAGAGTGGTTAATTAAAGAATTAGAATCATATGGTGATCCACAATTTTGTAAAATAGAATGGGAAACATTAGATTTACTAATACAACAAGCCAAAGCAATGGAGAAGGAGCAGATTATGAATGCTTACTTAGAAGGAGAATCAGATGCTGACCACTCCGATGATTCGGCATTACGATTTTACAACGAAACATACGGAGGTGACAAATGAATGAACAAACCGCAGTAGAATGGCTAGTGGAACAAGTCAACAGCGACTGCCTAAACTCCACGTTTATCAGGCCAGAGCTGATCAGGAAGGCCAAGGCAATGGAACGCGAACAGATTGAGGGCGCGTTCAATTCGGGTACTAACTTTGACGCATACAGGCCGAACTGCCCCGCAGGTTACGCCTATTACGAGGCGATGTACGAGAAGCGTAAGGTTATGATGGGTGACCTAAAGGATTTCTTTAACTTTAGCAAATACAAGAAAAAGAAATGAAAGCAATACTTGAATTTAATTTGCCGGAAGATCAGTCCGATTTCGACCTCGCAGTTAAAGCCCTCGACATGAGGATTGCATTAGACGGAATCCGACAATACCTCAGGGGCAAGGTCAAGTACGACACCCATGACGAGAAACAGTGGGAGGCGTATAACGAGGTATACGAACAATTCTACGAAATAATAAACAATTACAACATAAAGCTATGATCAAAATCTCAGACAAGCCATCTAAGAAGGTGGAACACTTTACCGGAACCATAACCATGTCGTTCCCAAACATAGAAAACAAAATTTGGAACTTCACGGTGTTGCGTACAACGAACGGATCAACTACCTTTGCCGTACAAGCAGACTATGAACAATTCATACAACACATTAACGACGAGGTGGATGGCGAGTTATACACGACAATACTCGAAGAAACCGTCAAGGCAAACTTGGCTAAAGAACAGGCAGAGTGGAAACCTGCCGAAAAATAAGATAGCGTATGAAGGCGAGGAATAAGAAGTGCAGAATCTGTAGGCAGGAGTTTATCCCTAAGTACAGCACGATGCAGGCAACGTGTGAGAACATCGAATGCATGATAGCCTATTCCTCCAAGCAGAAGGATAAGAAAACCAAGGCTGAGTTCAAGGCCATCAAGGAGCGGAACAAGTCCGTCTCCCAGTGGAGAAAAGAACTACAGCAGGTGTTCAACCAATACATCCGGCTTCGAGACCAAGGAAAGGGCTGTATATCCTGCGGGAAGCAGCTACAGGGCAAGTATGACGCGGGTCATTACTTTTCTGTAGGCTCCTACCCAAACCTCAGGTTCAACGAGTCGAACGTGCATGGCCAGTGTGTGGGCTGCAACCAACACAAGCACGGCAACCTGTTGGAGTACGCCATAGGAATTGAGAAGCGCATTGGCAAGAGCAAGCTAGAGGAACTGAAGTCCATGCGTAACGACCGACTCAGCCTACCACTAGATAAGATGAAGGAGTTGATATACCACTACAAGGACAAAGTAAAAGAACTAAAAAAATGATTGATCCACCCACCTGGGAAGACCTAGGATACGCTAACTTTGAATAACATGGACAAGACCAAAAACATTTATACTCTCATCGTCCTCGCGCTAAGCGTGGTCATCCTCTGCGGGGTGTTCTTTCTAGTCTTCCACATGGGAGGATTGAAGGAAAGCTCCGAGAACGAGGCTGTGGCCATAGACAGGCTGCATGAGATAACCGAAAAGTACGAGGCCAAGATGGACCAGAACATCATCATCGTACAGGAAACCAAGGCCGCCATCGACTCCCTGCTAGTTCAAGACGAGAAGCAGTTCGTCATAGAGCAGGAGCAGATAGCCAAGTCTAAGATATTGATTTCACGAATACCCAAAATGCCAAATGACACACTACAAAAACTTTACACGCTCTCTTGGAATTATCTTCTTAATGAGTATCGCTCAGGCCGTCTACAGCCAGCCGAGTGAGATCCCACAGCTCCCAAGAGAGGCACAGGAAATCGTATCAGCAGCCGCTGAGACCATCCGGCAGAACAAGATGACCATCGAGTCACGTTCGATGCGTATACAACAGATGAAGGACCAGCTAGAGGCTGCCCAGATAGCCCTTGACTTGGCCATAGAAAATAACGACCTTTGCAACGAGGTTCGTCAGAACCAACTGGCGGAGATCAGGTTTCTAAAGAGTCAATACCTTGACATGAAGCAGGAGATGAAGAAGGAGAGAAGGAGAAAGATATTTTGGAAGTGTGCAACCATTGTTACTTCCGCCACGACATTATACTTTTTTGTCTTTTAGTGTTATAGTTGTTATAGTTGTTTATTGTTGAAAGAGGGCCATCCAACGGGGTGGCCTTTTTTTTATCTAAAGCTGGTAGCCTTTTTCCAACGTGTGATGTGGGTGTTCTTAGACAGCGGACGGATCTTGACGTAGACACCATCCCGTGACCGGCTGTCACGCATTCCCTGTTCGTTAGTATTACCCTCGATAACCCTTACCGAATACTCCCCAACGCGGTCTACGATTCCGGTGTGTCCGATCCCTTTGTATCTTGACTTCTTGAAGCTTGAGTATGTGTATGTGGCAACAAGGACATCGCCATCACGAAAGCTCTGATAAAATCTTCCATTCGTAAAGATTACATCTTTTTGGTTATAAGCAGACGGAGACCACCCAGTTATGGTGTTTGGGATGTTGCAGTCGTCAAGGATAGCCCGGACGAAGAATGCACACCACGCGTAGCCGGGCTTCCACCCGACCGCCGCCATCATCTTCTGGAGGTCTCTGTCATTGAAACCCTGATTGTTACCTCCTTTCTCCTTTACGCCTACAAAGGAAGCGGCTGTGGCACGGACGCAGTAACCGTCATTATCAGCCACAAGATTAGAAGGAAGGATAAGAGTAATCCAAAGTAAACAACAAGGTATAAAACGATTCTTTGCCATGGTGTAGATGCGTATTCTAGTTCCTCCTTGGCGTGTTTCGAATAGAAGTAGTTCTGTAAACCACGGAAGTTGAAGAACCCACCAAGGAATGCTACAAAGTTAGCAAAAACCATGACAAGTGCGGCAAGTAAAACCTGCTGAATGTACTCCGTGGAGATCAGTCCGTCACCGAAATACTCGGCGCTGTAGGATCCTGCGAGTAGGAATAGGAAGAACGCGAGCGGGATAGTCCATACCCCGTCGAAGAGTTGTAGTTTGCGTAGTATCTTTTTCATAAAAGGTATTTGTTCATTGTATCTAAATCGATTGATGATCCGCTAGTTTCGTTCTTGCCCTGGGCAGGGAGAAACTCAAAGTCAAAGGCTAGTCTGCTTCCCTCAGGGTAAGTCAGCATTTTAGTTGCCTGGTCGTACTTAACCTCGTCACCCTTGACAAGTCTTATGGTTGTATCTTGACTAGAGTACAGGGTTATATCCCACGCAGTCCCGAACACGTTGGTTCCTGTCTTTGTGAACTTGTCATTATACAGCTTCCATCTACACACAAAGTCTGGGAGTAGTTTACCATACGAACTGATAAGGCTGGTATACGGAATGTCCTTAGCCAAGATACCGTTGATATAAACCTCGCCCTTTAACGTGGTGTCGTCAACCATAACAATGTCCGAGGCAATGTTCAAACAATGTGTGTCGTGGCTCTTAAACTCAACGTGCCATGTGGTCCCGAACGCGTCTGCCAGTTGGAAGTCATTCAGCCCCGTCTTTGCCTTCAATTCAGCAATGGTATACTTAGGGTAAGACTTTGTAAAACGTGTCGGATTTGGGGTCGATGTGGTCTTGATAAAGGTCTTTCGAAGAATCGATCTCCACATCACATTCTCATCGTGTGGGTAATGAACCCCGAAATAGTTGTTGAACCCCTGCTCGTAGTAGAAGTTATAGTCATACCCGTTAGCTGTAGGGACGATACGAACCTCGTTCCACCCGGTCCAGCTCTTCTGTCCTGTTCCCTCTGGGAGGTTGACAAGGTTTCCGCTTGAGTCAAGCACCGTGTCGATAGTGAACTCCTCGTATGGACGATAGAATACAAACGTCCCGTTCTCCATGCTCACAAGGTCCATATTGCTTGAATGCAGGTGTATCGCGGCAAGGTTCAGGGGATATGCCCCGAACAAGGAGACCGTTGAATCTATGACATAGTTATAGGTAATAGTCGGGCCGAACTTTCCGTTAGCCCCCTTGACCATCTTAGTGTAATCCATCAAACAGATTTCCACAAGGGACTTAGTTGTCCTCTTGTTGATCTGCCCGTTGATTGCCCCCATCTCCGATGGCAAGTTCAATAACCTTAGTGACTTATCTAAGTTCTGCATAGGTGTATTATTTGTACAAATATAATCTAAGAAAATGATATTGAACTTACTGTAGGTGGTTGTGTAACCATTACATACCAATTAGATGAAGTAGTTACAGTTCCTTTATATGTCCATAAGGTACAGTCAGCGGAGCTATCTATATCTGTAACTCTCAGATAATCAACATATTGGCTAGTCAGTCCGTTGTTAAGTAGATTAAAAATTCTTGGTGTTCCGGGAGAAGAAGACACTAAATTTATAAAACCAGCAGGAGTTCCTAATGCAGCAAAAGAAGAACTGAGCGTAAGTGTTCCTGCCAATTGTATAGTTGTATTTATAGTAGAAAATCTTAGACCGCACCCTATTGTGGATCCTCCAGGGTCTAATATAGAATTGGCACTAATAACAATAGAGGATGTACCTGATATACTGTTTGTACTTGATAAGGTTACATTCCCAGCTACAGTTAGCAAAGCATTTACTATTAAGTTGCCTGTATAACCTGTTGTTGTTAGTGATAATAATGCAGTTGTAGCAGCACCTACTGTGCACTGGCCGTTGTTAGTTCCTGTAAATACTACATCATCCCCAGCTGCAGGTACACCTGCTGGAGACCAACTTGCTGCTGTTGCCCAAGTGGATGCTGTATTTGATATCCAGGTTTTAGTAGGCATTAGTTAGATATAAATGTTGAGTGTCTTGTTCTAGGATAATCCCAGTTTTTCCAGTTTTTTGTGTTTGGAGATATAAATCCTCCTCTTGTCCAAATTGTCTGCCCATTGGAACTATCAACATCGAGACCACCAGTCCCTGCACTAATGTAAAATAAATCTTGGGATGCACCTGGAAGAAGAGTAAATATAGTGCTTGCAGTAGCGGGATCTGAGCCTATTGATAATCCATTAGCGGGAACAGCTATCCAAGATAGCATTATTAAACTTGTCCTTATCTTATACTCTACTGATGGAAGCAATCTAAGAGCAGATCCAGTGGAGCTTGGTGCAAGAGAACATGATAAGCTATCACAATCCCATCCTATAGTTCCTCTGTGTGTAAATGTAAGGTTTGATATAGCATTAGTTAGAGTAAAGGTCAATATCCTAACCGGAACCGTATCATAGAAAAACAAAAGTGTTCCAGATGTAGAGCCAGCACCATTTGTGTTGTGTTCAAGAGAGGGTATGGTAGCTCCCGAAGAACCAAGGCCGTAAAATGCAGCAGACTGTCCTGCTAATATGCCTGCCCCTAAACTAAAGTTTAACAGTCCAGAAGTATACGTCAATGATCCAGAATCTCTAAATCCGATAATAGTTGAAATCGTTACCGACCCCGTTGTGTTTATTTGAACCTGCCAGCTTATACCCCATGACACAAAAGATGTGGTGGCATTACTTTCTGAATATGTTACGGAAGTTCCCTGTAGTACAAGAACCGTGGTGCTTGATGCCCTCATGCCAGCAGCATGAGAAAAGTTTCCGTTTAAATATATCGTGCCTCCTGAGGTAAGCATTGGACCTTTAGTGACTTGGGTAGGTGTGGTGCTTAAGTTTCCAACAACGCAGATGTTACCTACTATATTCATGGTCTGAGGGCCAGATAGAGCGGCTGTCCTTATCTCTAGGTTATTAAAGTTTACACCCGTTGAGTTAGTTGTTGTGGCTGATGTAGAACTACTTCCGTTTAAGTTTACAGTATACGTTGCTGAGGTTTGAACATTTTGGTATAGTATAAAGGTCCCATCACACACAACCGTTCCTGCAACATATAAAAACGTAGACCCTACCGCTGTACCTAGTCCACCATATCCAGAATTACCGGCAAGGGTAACGGTTTGACCTGGAGCATCTATTGTTAGGTTTAACCCGAAGCCTCCACTATTAACGACACCAAACCAAGAGTAAGTACCAGTACCAGTCATCCTTATGGTTGAGATAGAGCCAGCTGTAGCAACTATTCTACCAGCTGCCCCAGATAGTTGTATAGTAACATTTGCACCAGCATTTATTGTAAACGCTCCAGAGAAGGTAACAACATTAGCTGCGCCTGGTCCAATAAATATATTCCCATTTATTGTCCAGTTATCAAGTAAGGTAACGCTAGGGTTCGCAAATGCTGCAATAGTAGCTATACCAAAAGCATTTGACCATACTCTTCCATTACTTCTAAGACTAGTATTACCATTTGCTCTTGTAAGTATAGCACCAGTTCCTGCTATTCCCATAGTGGGAGAAAGAGTAACTGTATGACCTGGATTTGCAGAACTTGTAGACCCAACTATTATATTATTAGTCATGGTTATAGTGTTAGTATAACCAGTAAAGTTCAAGTTTCTACAAACAGCCGTTGTAATGTTTACCGTACAGTTAGGAGAGGACGCATTAAATATGGCATCAGTACCTGCTAGTGTAGCAGAGGGTAGTACCCCGGTATCCCAATTCCCCGCAGTACCCCAGTTACTATCTATGGCCCCTGTGAAAATTGGCATACTACAACTGATTTAGAACCTGCTCAGTAACCTGACGAGCAATTATTTTATCTTTCTCTGTGATTACTCTATTCTCTATATTACCCTCTACCTCTTCTACGCTTTGTGGTAGGAAGTGGTAGATTGCAACATCAACTAAGTCTGTGATGTCACCTGAAAATTGAATAGACACTTCTGTTACAAGAGCGTCTCCTTCTAGATACTTATTGTTAATTGTGTAAGTGTGAGTTATTGCCATTGCTATTAGATTTTGGTTACAAATATCTGAAGGATAACCCAAGATACAGTAGTAGCTGAGTTTACGTTAAAACCTATAATATCATTAGCTGCTATAGATGTTGTCCATCCAGTCAAAGTACTAGATGCGGCTGTTTGTTGAGATGATAAAGTAGGTTTAGCTGAACCTGTAATTACGTTAGCAACTGTTGGGATTGTTGGTGCAGCTGTTTTCCATATATCTACAACTATAGATCCTGCTGTATTAGCTATCAATCTCCAACTTGTTATAGTGCAAGCATAGGGAACTTGAACATATCCCTTTTGACCAACTGTAATTGTTCCTCCTGATCCATCTATAGTAGTACCTATTGTTGCTGAACTACCTCCCGCAGCAATAGTAAATGACACATCAGCAGATAGATTTTGAGTATTACCATTAATAGTAATAGTTCTTGTTGGTGGGACTTTGTCATTAAACGCGGTACGATCCGCTGCACTCAAGTACCCGTCTACAGAGTTTGTTGCAAGTGGAATACTCAAGTTAGGGGTTGTCCCGCTAGAGGATACAAGTGGAGCTGTTGCCGTAACGTCCGTAACCGGAGTACCCACCTGAGATGCTACATACGCCTTTACCGCAGACTGCGACGGAACCACGATGTCACTATCTAGCGACAGGGTTGGGTCGGTATCAATCGGGGTTCCTTTTGTAAATCCTTGTGACATATTATCTGCTTATTTCTTCCCAGTCCATTGAACCAAATACACTTTCATTATTTGTACCTGCTGCTAAAACTAATGTGAACTCAAAAGGAGTGCCTGTTAATCCATCTCTTTCTAATTGGGTACTTAATAAAGCTGCTCTTAATATATCTACAGACACACTTGTGCTTGCTGTAGCTGTAAAATATCCTGATGCAATAACTCTAGCTCCCGTAAAAGAAAAAGAGGTTCCTGTTGTGTTATATTCTACGCAAGAATTTACTCCTGCGCTCGTCCATGAGCCTGCTGTGGTGGTGCCTCCTGATACAACTTGCCAATTAAAATTAGCTGCTGTATTACCTATTGCAGAAAGAGCTGTTGCTACAGCTATACCATCTAGCCTTGTTGATTTAAGTCTTATAGAAACAATAGGATAATACGTACCTGCTGTTGTTAATGTTCTAGGTATAGTGATTGGTGTACCTACAGCTTGTTGTGAACCACGAAGTTCATATCCTCCTTCAGACAGTACGGTAGAGCATATCTGTTTTAAGGCACTAGCACCACTTGTAGCGCCTGTATTAGTTACCTCATACCTTAATGGCAAGGATGCCGTTGTGATGTAGGTAGATGTAATCAAGTTGGCGTGATGGAACTTATGGCAAACGTAGAAGTTCCCATTTATAACAAAGCCTATCCTAACTGTTCCTACCCCTAACCATTCTAGATCCATGAACAAGATCTGGGCCTTTGTTAGGTCAAGTATGATCCCACTAGGTCCCGAACCATCCATCGGGTCAACATTCCAACTTGCTTGGGCCACCGGAGTGTTTACAACTGACCCCGTAACAAAACTTCTCTCTACAAAACTTACCGTGGTATTGTTCTGTTCTAGGTAGAACCCGTTTTGTGCACCATAGTAACCAACTCTTTGTCTGAGGTTGGTCTTAGCTGCACTCATCACAAACGTGGAAAGCACAAGTAAGCTCTTGCCGGGCTGATACGAGAACACCTTGGTGGTTTCCCTCACAACCTCAGAACCTGACGCTGCTGTTACAGCAAGATCAACTAACCCTTGAGCAGCATTAAATGTAGCTGTACCTCCTGTTGCGGTAGCTGTAGACCACAGACCATTATCAGCAAATCTATGGCTTGAGTCAAACAAGGTGAATGGCTCGCTTACCCTTAGTCTTCCAAAGGCATCTAGATTAGGAGTATTTGCAAACGAAATCTCGCTACTAATTATGTTGTATGATGAGTATCCTTGTGCCATGTTAGCTTATTTCAGATCCGTAAAGTGAGAACGATAAGTTAGTATTCGAGGAATAAACCTTCACCCTGTCCGTTGTGGCCAAAGTTACACCTATTGTGGCAATAAAAGTATCATTTGCCCCGATAGGAAGGTCATAGTAAATGTAATCTTCAGGCTTGGTAACCCCTCCCCCTACAGCGATTGAGATTCTGAACGTGGAAAGGACAGAGGACCTGTTACACACGATGACAGAACTAGCCACCGCTGAGGTAGCCGCCGGAACCGTGTAGAGTGTTGTCTCTGTTGTTGCTGATGGACTAGACTGTCCGAGTACTTTATATGCTGTTGCCATTTTATGCTCCCATTAATAATAAAGGTGAAAGAGTGTCTGATGATCCCCCGGTCCCGTTAGAAGCCGACGTGATGCGACCCTGCTGGTCAACGGTTATGTTCGCGTTTGTATAAGCCCCAGGAGTAACAGCCGTGTCGGCAAGGTCAATGGTTCCACTTGTTGTTATCGTCCCACCATCAAGTCCTGTCCCTGCTGTTATCGAGGTGACCGTTCCTGTGCTTGTGGAAATGTATTCAACGTGACCTGAGGCATCCAAAGCTAGAACCATTCCAGTTGTAGCAGTTGCGTGGTTAGGGGTTATGATGTCAACGTAGGTAGGCGTGACCTCTACAGACTGAGTGCCTGATACTATCCTAGAACCGGTGGCGTCTGTTTCCAATGAACCCGTAGCCGAGTTAGCCACGAAGCTCGTGTTATTATCAAACGTGAGGTCAAATCCTCCTCCGTCAATCGTATTGTTTTGAGTAAGGGTTGACCCTGAAATAAGAGTTTCTTGAAGGGTGTCTATTAGGTTTCCTCCAACAGAGGTAACATCCACGCAGAGTTGGGTCCCGTCAGGGAACCCCGCAGGGCCTGCAAGTAATGTAGAGTCAAACCGCGCGAATGTTCCGAAATCGCTATAGTTAGACAGCTGATAAACACCGTAAACGGTAGGATCTGTTTTACTAAATATGAATATCCACGAGCCGTCTTGGACAATGGGCCAGAAACCCGTAAAGTCTTGGTTGTTGGCGGTAAAATAGTTTATTCGTATTACCGAGCCACCGTCATACAATGTCCCAGGGACATCCGGATCGCTCCCAGCTGTGTACTGAATCGAACACTCCGGCTCTGTGTTACCGCACTCGCAGCATCCCTTGAACACAGATGTTACAAGCAGTCTGTAAATCTCAATGGTCCTGTCCTGTACCTCCTTGGCTGTGTTGTTAGAGTTGAGAGACGTAAAAACATTGCCCCCAACCTCAGTCACGGTATACACAGTGAACTGAACCGACTTGATTCCATCTTGCGTTATGGTAATCGTGTCGTAGCCGTATGAAATATACGTGGGTACCTGGGGCATGACTTGACTCATGCTTATTTGATAGTCGGTCCCGTTTAAGAAAGATACGACATCGTTTCCCTCAATCTGTATCTTTGTAACTGTTAAATTCATGATTTACACTCTGCGTCAGAAGCAAAGGTACAAAACTCGTCGAGACTTTTGTACATTTTTACATACTTAGACGTAGGAAATTTGTCACGCCACTCCATCTTGACACGCGCCCACTCCGGACCAGTTCGTACAGGCTGCGCCCGTTTTTCTTCCTTGGCTCCCGAAAAGATGAAATCAATCACAGACTTCTTGCTAGGACGACCGCCCTCCTTTCGTTTGTTCTCTATCATCACCTTTACCTCGTCGAGCTTTTCGTGATTCGCTTCTTCAAGCAGTTCCACCATCTGACGAAGAGATATGCAAGAATCGAGCTTACCACGCGTTATCGAAACCTTCTCGCGAATGACTGGATCGCTGTCCAGGAACTTGATATCAAACCCAAGTTCACGCATAGCGAAGGTAAGGGCGAGAATGTCTGCCTTGATTTGCGCCGTCCCCCGGTTGGGAACCGAGGGGTAAATTGCGGAGTGCGAGTCTGTGCGTTTGTCACCGTCTATCCATATTGATGTAATACTAATCGCGTAGTCTGAATACTCCCTGTCAACAAGCACAGTTGCATCTGGGAATCTTTCCTTTAGCTCCTTAATTAGTACTCTATATTCACTTAATTCGTGCGGTGTTGGGTCCGCTATTTTCAGCTCTATCATATCGTTGTATTGAATGCAAATATAAAAAGAAAACCCAAGCCGTTGCCTGGGTCAACCATAAGTAATCACTAACACTATTTATTACCAAAACCGGGGCGAATATATACCCACATGTTTAGTTATGCAAATTATTTTGTATTAATTAAGAAATGTCATATATTTGCCATGCAAGTTCGCGCACATCAGTGCAGTCGGGAGACGAGAACTTTGAGGGCGGGCTGATCACCGCCCTCTGTGTTTTCAGAAGGTATACAACTACAGAAGGGAGAAATTACTTGGTAGAGCGCTTCGCCTTGGACTTCTTGTGGTGTCCGTAAAGAACGACGATGGACACAGTGCAGGCTAGTAGTAGAGACGCGATTCGGAAGCCCCACTCGGCCTGTTCCTGCCATGAAAGTACGGTAGCAAATGTAGTTAATAAAACTGACGCTGCTCCGTCTGCGTATCCGTCTCCTGTCATATCCGTGTGATTGATATCGTGCTGCATTGCGCTTACAAATATATGTTACTTTGACTCTTCTATCTTTGCTTTTTTCTCTTTTTCTTTCTCTTTTTCGTTTCCGTAAGTAGAGACTCCACCTCCCAAGAAAGCATAAGCGGTCAAGAAGCCTGCTACGGTTTCAGGTTGATCCTCCCAAAGCTCATTTACAGTACCTATGTACATAGGGTAAAGACTACCGGCAAGCTCTTCTGATAATATAAACTCTTTACCATATAGTTTTTTCTTACCTTCCTTATCCGCCTTTGTCTGCGCCCACTTAACCGCAAGAGCAGCAGAAGGAGCAAGTTTGTTCTGAACCAATTGAGTCGCTAACTCAAATCTAGTCGGAGTAAACATTCCCTCGCCTAACTTTTTAGTCTTACCTCCCTTAGTAATCGCATCCATAATCATGCGAGCTTGGAACACGATCATCTGCTGCTTACCAGCCCATGGATCTATACGAGTATTGCCAAGGCGAATCTTCATGAAGTCTGAGCTGTACGGATCCAAAGAAACCTCTGTTTCTTCATCGTCGTCGTCATTGAATTTAGATGCCGCCAAAGCAACAAAAGAACCTGTAATAGCCATATAAGTCATGAAGTCGGCCATAGCCATCTTCTGAGCCACCGATGGCTTATATGTCCCCTTTTGCCCCATCTTACCGAAGTGATAAAACGCAAGCGGAGTCATGGTCTTAAGAACAGAAGCCCAGTTGCGTGGCGAGAAGAATACTGTTGAAAGGGCCTTAGACGCACCCTCCAAAGGACCGAGTGACGCTCTACCTGTAAGAGTGTTAATCACATCAGCTACATTCTTGTACTCATCTACGTTGTCATTGAAGTTCTTTCCTTCCATTTCGAGCTTCTTCATTCCGTCTAGGTAACGAAGGATACGAATGGTATTCATATAACCAACCGTAGCTCTTTCTAGCGCCTTAAATACGTTGAGTTGTTTCCACTTTTCATACGCTTGCTTGCTGGCAAACTTAAGCGGCCAACCGGCATAGTCCCATATAAAGTTAACCCAGCCTCCCAAGAATTGCTCTTCCTTAGCATTGAGTTTAGCGTCAAACTCCGACAAAGAGAGTTTAGACTTCTTCATCTGCTCGTAATAGGGCTGAGTCTTAATAAAGTCACCCCATTGTTTAGCTTTCTTTTCGCTGGTAAAGTGTTGTACCGCCTTGAAAAACGCTCTAGCTGCATTCATGGGGTGAGCTAATGTTTGTATGCCCCCCTGAATAAGCATAAACGAAATCTCACCCGTAGCCATAAGTGCGCGGGGGATGTTCCATATTTCAAGCAGTCCGTCGCGGAACTTCTGGAACTTAGTTCTATTTTGAAGCTCTACTTTGTATAACTCAGTATCAAACTCGTCTTGCAAGTTTTGTTTTTCTACACGCAGTTTGGCGAGTTCCTCATCCTCAGTAAGCGGAGTCACCTTCTTTTTAGAGAAGTTACCTGTATCCAATCTTTCCTGAAGTTCTTCGATTCTCCTTGCCGCACGCTGCTTAGCTTGCTCAAGCCTCTTGGCGTTCTTGATCCCAGTAGATTCCAAAAGGTTATCTACCTCTTTAATCAACTTCTTTTCTTCCTCGGTCTTTTGAGCTTTCTTCTTGGGGTCCTTCTCAGACTCAATACCTGCTTGCAGATCCTCAATTCTCGATGTGAGTTTACCTATTCGCTTAAGCCTGTTAATCTCATCCTTGATATCATCAGACGTCTTGGTTACTTCCTTTCCGTAACCAGTAATAGCGTCACGAATCTCACGATCGGTAGCGTTTGGATATGTCTCTGAAACCATGGCCTTCACCGCCGAAACAAGGTCGTCCATGTTATCGATACCTGACTCTACAAAACTGCGAATCATTCCAGACGGAATCTGTATATCTCCCGGAGTCTCCTCAGAGAATACACCCTCTACCTGTGCGCGAACAGCATCTTTGTCTGCGCTATTTAATCTCTTGTACCATTCCTCCTGCTCAACAGCGTTCATCATTGCCGCGATACCGTCAGCAATCTTACCGCTTGCCTCAATCGCCTTTGCCCCAATCTCAACTAAGTCATTCCAGGTTACACCCTGAGTCTTAATTTGAATCGGATTACCGTTGGCGTCCTTGAACTGAACGGGCTTTGTCTTTAGTTTCTTACGGAAGTCATCCGCTACAGACTTTGCCTTTTGAGTATAACTAACTTTAGCTGTCTGCTTTTGCTTGACGCTAGTTACTATACTTGCTATAACCTGATCTTCCTCAGCTTTCTTAGCACGAGCCTCCGCTTCTTTCAACTTAGCGTTCAACTCCTTGATTTTCTCATCGAGCTTGCGGAACTTCTTCTCGATATCTTCTGGGATAAACCCTTCGTTTTTATTCTTGTACTCTTGTATCTTCTTCTCAGCAGAGTAGCCAAACTTGGAGTTGCGATAAATATCATCTAATGAAGATATGAATCTACCTGCGCTTCTTGCCTTACGGTCAAACTCATTGAATAGCTTTTGCTGCAAGTCAACCAGTTCAGCCATTTCCTGATCGGTCTCGGCATACTCCATGTCTGTTTCCACTTGGTCAATAAGCTCTGCAAACACGTATGCCGCGGCCCCATCCTCCATCATGCTCGCCCTTACCGCTTGTAACGCATCGTCAAAACCAACTGCATCCACAAACTTCTGAGCAGCTTCTCTTGCGTCAGTTCTGCTTTCTACATCGTAGGTCAATCCGTACTTGTCTATAGCTTTTTTGGCCGCTTCTACATCCATGCCCTTCACCGCTCTTCCAAACAATGCCTTGCGGCGTCTCTTTGGTTTCTCTTCCTCGGTTTCTTTTTTACCAGGGGCAGGTGGCTTGGGTGGCGTCGCCCCAAAAGGGTTATCACCGCCAAGGCGATTAGTATTTATCGTACCGTCGGCAATAAACTTTTCCAACGCCCCGTTATAGAGCATCTCCATGTAATCCTCAAAGGTCATCTCCTTTGGAGTAGCACCCTTAGAAGTCTTGATTGTTACCTTACAAGGTTTCGCCATTAGAACAATTTTTCTTCGAGAAGCAATAACTTAAATTTATCCTTTCCATCCACATCCTCAAGCATATTGAGCTTGTCGCTATACTCCGCAACAGACTTGGTTTGAAGCTGGCGGAACTGCTGCAAGAAATCAAACGTGCAAAGGTCTACGTTGAACATCTTCTTTGATGTTTCCTCGTACGCCTCGTACAGGTCATACTCAATTTTGTAAGCCTCTTCCAAGATCTCTAAAAGGCCGGAGAACTCCACCTGTGGCTTAGGTACAGTCGGAAGTGGAACGGTAATGTTCCAGTCCACCAAGTACTTTTCAATCTTGGCCGCGTGTTCGAGTTCGTCTTGTGACTCAGCCGCGAAAAAGGCAGCAGCCTTGAAGTAACCAACACCCTGACACCAGTTGCTGGCGGCACGGTAGAAGTAAAAAGCATCCATCTCGTCAAGATGGCGTGGCGCCAATAGCTCTACTGCGCCTTTATCTAATTTATTGGGTATCATATCTTATTACGGGCAACCGTCGGTTTTATCTGTTATCACACCTGCGTCTTGCAGTTGCTTGTTGATCTTTGAAATATTGTCGTAAATATACTTCAACTTTGGGTCAGATTCCAAAATACGCTTGTTGTCCAGCTTCGATTGTCTGTCCCCCTTATAATAATTGTCAATAATGTTTGCAATAGTGGCTTTGATTCCGGTCTTTGTTACTGGCGTCACGCCAAAGTCGTCTTTCAGAATCTCATCAAGTTGCTCTTTTTGATTTGCGGAGAGAGACTGATACCATTCTTGACTTCCGATTAAATCGTCAACAGCCTCTTGAGGATCTCTCCCCGAAGAAATCTCTTCTTCAACCGCGTCAGTTGCAAGAACAACGTCTAATTCCTTCTTACCCTTAGCATCGAGGTCTTTGTATTCTTTTGTTCCCTTGAACTTGTTGATTGCCTCAATAATGTTTTCGGTAGTTTCAAGAATAGTCGCGTAAGCTTCGTATGCGGCGGCAAGTAACTTTGGACCCGCCATAAGCATCCCGCCTGAAGCGTCTCTTAAATCTTGAGCCTTTGCCCTTAGTTCTTCTGCCTTTTGGAGTCTTTTTGATTTAGACTCTCTAGCTGCTTCTTCTTGTTGCGACGGTGCAACATCGCTAGGAAGACCTTCTCCCTGTTGGTCAAGTTGTCCAAGGTCGACTTCTTGTTTGAATCTTTCATATTCTTCTATTAATTTTATTTTTTCATCCTCTGGAAGTAGCTCGAAGTAATCAACCTGTTCACCCTCATCAATGCGACCTTCTTCAATCCCTTGGTTTACCTTACGCATAGAGTCGTACTCAGCCGCCTCTTCCATGTCTCTGTTAAACTTATCAAGCATATCGACAAGTTCGTCCTCCATTTGTTCTTTATTCTCAAATGAAGCCACTACATCTTGGATTTGTGCAACAGTATCTAATTCATCAAAAACGGCAGCGCCCATTTCACGAAGGTCTTCTTTGGCTATTGAACTCGCACTTGTTCCGGTGTCGGATACAATCCCCGCTTTCTTAGCTGCTTGCAACTCTTTACTATCCCTTCCTAACTCTGAAGATGTTGTGCTGATCTTTCCTCCGTTTAAGAAATAAAGCAAAATACTTCCTCTAAGTCCAAACGTAAAGTCATTAGCCATCGCTTTCGCTGCTTTGACCTTTTCATTTCGCTCTTTATTGAATTTGCGATCGACATTCCTCCTTGATACCGCCTTGCCGTCTTTCTTGCTAACAAGCTTGATGTTCCCGCCTAGCGCAGGAGATGTGGCAAAGCCTAATCTGTCGGCTTCTTCTTTAATTTCATTCAATAAATTGCCAGCTAGAGGTTTTCTTTTCTTAGCAATCTTATTGTAGCGGTTCTTTTTGTTAATCAGCTCATTTACCGATTGGTCGAGAGCTTTCTTTTCATCGAGTTTGCTCTTTGGTTTTTCTGCTTCAACTTGTTCAACCGGGCTTACAGCGTTCTTATTAAACGCTACGACTTGAGCGTTACCGTAAGTGCTTTCTATATCCTCATACCCTTTGTCTGTATCTATTGCGGATTGCTTTATGACTAAGCCATCATAACCTAGCCCTCTTAATTTATCATTTACATATTTTGTTGTATCAGGATGCCATTTTGATTGCGGATTGTTTTTTGTAAACTCATTAATAAATCCTTTTATCAAATCAAAATCCCCATCCTTTTCTACTATGTATGGATTATTTAGTTTTACTCTGTATGGCTTTCCTTTTCCTGAAGCGGCCTTCGATGCCTCTTCTGATTCAAGATAAACTGCGTCTCCTTTTGTTTTTTCACCATACCCCTCATGCCACAACACGGCTTCAAACGGCTTTGATTCTACACTAGCACCCGCCGCTTCGGTTACATCTTCTGGATAAATAATAGCGCTTTCGTCAAGCACAGCTATTTCAGTTCCGTACTGACCGCCCTCATCTATTATAGCATCGTATCCAAGCTCTTGCGCTGCTTCACCAAAGTATTTACCCTCCTCAATGTCACTAGCGGAATAGAAATCAACGTAACCCTTCTTGTCATATTGAGATTGAAAATCTTCATTAAAAAACTTCCACTCGCCATTTACAAATTCGGCCTCACGTTGACGTATTTTAGGCAACATTGCTTTGTTGTACAGCTCAGCAGCTTTCTTATCAACATCCTTAAACTCCTTGCTGTTTGTGTATAATGGTTTTTTAAGGTCAAGGTTTACCTCAGTTACATTATCTCCACCAAACTCATCAGTCGCTCCTTTGCGGCTACCGGCGAAGTAAACAGCCTTACCCCATTGAGGTGCTGTGTTCGCCCTTAATCTTCCTTCGCGCTTCTTAGATGACGCGTGAAAGAAAGCAGTTTTGCCATTTATTTTTATTGGAGAAATCTTTCTTCCGTCTTTTAATGTTAACTGCTGCGTTTCGGTTTTTTCAGTAATTGCTAGTGGCTTGACTTCTTCAAACTCAGTCTCTATTCCGCCAACATCCTTTCTTGATTGCTCAAGGGCCTTTCGATACGACTCGAAGTCGTACCCTGCAAGGCCAGCTGTAGCCTTTTCGTATTGAGCTGCAAGAGGTAGAAGTTTTCCAGGCAGTTCCTCGGCGTCTACTATCTCCCCGTTTTTATCGGTAATGATTATCTCATTGTCGTAATCCCAGTCAATAGAATACCCGTTATTAGCAAACTCCATTTCAATACCAGCCATCTCATCTGTGATCGGCTTCATATTGATTCTAATCTCTTCAGGAGTCATTTCAGGAGCAGCTTCCACCCCTGCCTCTTTAGTAGGCGCAACCTCTACCTTAGGCTCTTCAAACAGTTTGGCTAGTCTTTCACGGCGGTCTGGTTTACCCTTAGGCGCTTCCTTGACCTCGGATACTAGTTTCTG